TATTTAGATGAAGAAGTATGACGTGCACGTTGAATACGCCAATGCTCCTGCGACGGACGTAGAAGATGCAGAATGCGTACTGGATTGCAAGGATGAATTTGTAATCTCAAAAGGAAATAGAAAGTATCACTGCAATAGAGCAATGATTATTTGTGTAACTGTGACGGAAAAGGAGGAACCAAATGACAAATCCGGATGGGACCCACTTTGGAATGGCAGATGATATGGAGGGACGTAATGATTAGTAAGGGATTCAGCTATGTTCGCTTGTCTGAAGAAGAGGACGTTCATACTATTTCGTCTAATGGAAAAGAGATATTTGCTGTTAAGGATGATTATATCATCGATGCAATGGCTGCAGATGAGCAGAGAGATACCATTATTGTAGTGCTTAAGCGGAAGAATGAGGAAGATGGAGATTAAAGATCCTGTTCGTTACTTATTAGGACTAATATGCGCAGAATGCCTTTTTGTATGCATCATCCAGGGAAAAACCTATTTACTATTATATTTTGCTTAGTTGCGGCAACCGCTAATCTTATGTCATCAACCAGAGGAGGTAAATAATGACAAGAGAAGAATCAGGATATTATTTACTAGATATTCCTAATTTCACGGGCACATTAATGAGGAAAAGAATGACGAAGTTCCGTATCACAATAACAAAAAGAGATGAAGAGTTCACAATTGAGGATGTCGATCAGGTGACGGTTGAAGAACAGGAGGTTTCTGAATGATCACACCGGCTGAGTTTGAATATCGAATTAATGAAATGATCATTATTCTATTGATGGCGATAATGCTGACAGGTTGCGGAGCGACAGTCGACAGTGGGACACGATCAGAAACAAGCAGATTTATGGAATTGGAAAGAACAATCGACTGGCGGATTGTGGCTGATAAAGAGACAGGTGTCATGTATTCTGTATCTAATGGCGGATACAATAGGGGAACATTCACATTACTGGTCGATGAAAATGGAAAGCCGTTGGTTTGGGAGGGAAAGAATGAAAGATGATACGATCAGCCGAAAAGCGGCGATTGATTCAATGACAAACACGCTATGGCATTATCCAAACGAATGTTATAAGAATCTCAACGAATATGAATTTGCCAAAAGCTTGGCAGAATTGGGATTAAAAAGCGTGCCGCCAGCACAGACGGAACGCAAGCAGGGAAAATGGATAGAAGACAACGAAGGATATTTTTACTGCGATAAGTGTGGTAAGTATCCTGCGTATCAGATTACACAGACAAACTACTGTCCTAACTGCGGGAGTTATAACGGAGGCAAAAACTAATGATTACACCGGCTGAGTTTGAAGATAAGATGAAGGATATCGGATACCGACTTGAAAACCGTGTTGATGGCTATTATGAAGAGGATGCCCATATCGACGCGGATGCAGTAATGTGTAAAATCCTTAGAGATCTCGGCTATACGAAAGGAGTTGAAATATTTGAGCGAATGCACAAATGGTACGCTTAAACCTTGCCCTTTTTGTGGGAGAGATGTGACCATCAGATGGAACGGATATTACCAGGCGCCTATTATCCGCCATGTCGGTAAAGCAAGGTTCTGTCTGATGGATCATAAGGTCTATTACGGTTATCAGGTCGAAGATATTGAGAAGTTGTGGAATGAAAGGAGCAACGATGATTAAATACTATCTTGTCCAGTTTGCAAAGTCTGGAGTAGACTGGGCGGAAGTCAAAAAATATGTTGAGGAGGCTGTGGAGTATGCACGATGCAATCTTCTCACTCGCTATGGTGTTAAAATATCATGGGTTTCCACGCGGGTTGGATACTATATTAAAGTCGAAATGCCCTCGGACGCAAATTTTTCAAATCCAGGGTGCAGGCTTAGTGGCATCTCTCGTCATCTACTTAAGGATCACAAAGATATTTTCGAAAAATACAAGGTTGGCACTAGATTACTTTGGTTTGTGGAAACACCAAGTAATTTCTCGCCGTTATTAGAGGAGAAGGCTATTCTTGCTCTTATCAGAGGAGGTAACTAATGGCTGATAAAATTGTTTACTATAACGAATACTGCAAATCATGCAAGCATAAGAACCTTCCTGAGACGGAAGAGCCATGTGATACATGTCTGGAAAACCCGGTTAACGAGGATTCCCACAGACCGGTTATGTGGGAGGAAGGGAAGAAGGTTAAAAGAGAATGAAAGATGTTCTGAATATAATCATCGGTTTTATTGCAGGACATCTATTATATTACGGGATTGAGGAAAGAAATACTAGAGAGCTTATCATTGGGTTGATTCTCGCAATAGCCTGTATAGCAGATGCACTGTTATTGTTGTAAGGAATAATAAAAGGAGAAAACATGGAAAAGGAGACTAAATGAAGATACAAGACTACTTACCTTACTTTACTTGCGCGGGAGTTGTCGGGGTCGCGGTACTTTCAGGAAATTGCACTCTTAAAGCCGAAGAAATCCTCAGGGAGAAAAATCTGGAAGATGCTCCGATTCAGGATAAGGCTAAAGAAACCTGGAAGTATTATATTCCGGTTGTGGCAGCATGTGGACTGACTATCGCAAGCGTCATCGCTACGAAGCGTCTTAATACCAAAGAGCTTGCTACAGTTACTGCAGCCTGTGGATATTTAGCCCAGAAAGGTTCTGCTGTAACAAGAGAGATTATTGACAGAACTAACAATGAAGTTGCAGCTGATGTGATTAAGGATGCCAAGATAGAGTATACTGGCCAGACAATTGAAGATACCGGTAATGGAAAGCTTCTCTGTATCGAAGGATATTCAGGGAGGCTTTTCTGGTCTTCTGAGGAAGCTGTGAGAGATGCTGTTAAGCGGTTTAACGAACTGTATGCTCGGGATAAGTATGTCTGCCTTAATGACTTTTACAAGCTTTTAGGTATCGAGACATCTCACTTCGGTCATCAGTTTGGTTGGGCTTATGGCTCTGATTTTTATGATGAAGCGCCGCTTGACATCCATGTAGAAGTTGTTCCTGATAAGAACCGCAATTGCAATATCTGCTGTATTGATATTTACACATACCCTATGGAATGCTGGCAGGAGGTGTGATGAGAAAAGACTGGGCGGAAGTGATTATTCTGCTGAAACGTGAAATCAGAAGCCTGCTGATTGACGGAAAGCTTACAATTAAGGATCCTCCGTGTATGGCATATGGCATTGATATTGAGTTCACGTTTGGCAATAACCACTTCGTTTACTTTATGAGCGAAAATCTAATCGACAGGATTAAGAACGACCCGGAGTATGGAAAGAAGTTCGCCAAGCATTATATTTCGTTGCTTATCGAGCACCTGAAAAAGAAGAAGGTCGATCCTTGGAGATTCGCAAGAAAAACATGAGATGTAATAGAGAGCTGATGCAGAGTTTGCATTGGCTCTCTTTTTGTAATGAAAGGAGAGAAACATGAGAATTGACAAACTTATTACTATTGGAGCTCTGGCGATAACAGCACTGGTGACCTGTGTGTGCGTTAAGACAACGGAAGAGGACCGTAAGAAGGCAGAAAAGGAAAAAACTGAACTCAAAGAAGCAAAAGACAAAGCACTGTCTGAGCTTAATTCGGATCGCTGCAAAGTTGACGATATTTGGGGTAACAAGACACTCTCTCAGACAGGTAAGGTTAAAGCCAGCCTTATTCTCGACCACAAATTCGATGACATCATGACGGCTCCAAACAAGGAACAGTTGGAGATAGCCGTAACGGAATATTGGAGATTTCGTGGATATTTGGCGCCTGATGGTCTTCCCGGAAAAGAAGCATTGGATGCGTGTATCGAATACGAATGGGAAAAGATTGAGGAAAAGAAGAGGCTTCGACAAGAAGCTAAAGATGAAGCCAAAGAACTTGAGAAGTTCAAGCTGCAGAAAGAGATCGCAAGCGCTGGGAAACCGGAGCTTAAGATAGTTAACAATGTAACCAAAAGTGACGAAACAAAGGAAACAAACTGAAAGGAGAGTAACTAATGAACATGCTTAAGAAAATTGCGACGACGGTAATGTTGTTTGGCAAGGAGAACGCACCGACAATCTGCGCTGTAGGCTCTGGTGTATGCACCGTATTGGCCGTTGTAGAGGGCTCTAAGGCGGCTCTTACTGCTTCTAAGATTGTCGAGGCACACAGAGACGGGTTAGAGTCTGAAGATCAGGCTGAGAGGCGTGAGGAGACTCTGGCAGTGGTTAAGGAGGCTGCACCGGTGTACGCAAAGACTGCCATCTTTACAGGCGGAAGCATCGCACTGGCCCTTATGTCCAACCACATGCACCTTAAGAAAGAAGCGGCTCTCATTGCAGCTGCAAATCTGACTGAGATGGCGTATAAGAACTACGCAGATAAAGTCAAGGAAATTGCCGGGGAGGATGTTGAGGAAAAGGTTAAGGAAGCCGTGAGGGAAGATACAGTAAATGATCTTCCTGTTGGCTCTGATCCTATCGACACTTTCGTCAATACAGGAAAAGGTGAAGACGCAGTAATCGATGTTTGGACAGGAAGAAAGTTCAGATCGTCCGCAATTGCCATCAGAGAAGCGATTGTTAACCTCAATTACAGGATGCAATCGGAGATGACAGTAACATTAAACGATTTATATTCTGAACTTGGTCTCGATTCCATTGGAGCCGGCGAAGTTATGGGCTGGAGAGCTGAAGATGGCCCGATTGAGGTGAGCTTTAAATCGATTATGCGTGATAATGAGCCGTATATTGTGCTCGATTACTACGTTAGACCCAGAGTTGTGGCTTATGGGCGGTATTAGTTCGCAGACTTAAGGCTCTTCGAGCTATTTCAGCTCACTTAATTCGCAAAAAATACATTACCTATAATAGGAGATAATCCTGAAATCTTATTGAAATTTTATTTTATGAAAGGAGATCAATTATGATCGGAAGAAAAAATGAAAACAAGAAGGTAAAGGTATCTTACAAAGAGGGAGAGAAGATCTACCGCGAAAGATTTGACGAGGAAACTGGAGAGGTTATTCGCGAGGAAATCGAACTTCCTGGTAAGAAGGAGGAAAAGACCGAAGACGAGAAGTCTGAGAAGAAGACTATCTTAGACCGGATTCCGAAACCTGTAAAGCTTGCTGTTGGTTTTACCGCAGCGGCTGCAGCAGGAATCGGAGTAGGGATTAAGATGGCTGCTTCGAAGGACAACAAGTCCGAGTCGGTTCCGACTGAGAACCAGGGATTCGAGGACAACGCTGAGTAATTATATTAGGAACTCATTAATCTGAGGGGGTGGTTTTCACCCTCTCTCTTTTTTGCCAACGAGCCTGTCCTTTAGGCGAGTAGACGTTGAGCGGAGCGAAACTGCAACTGGTAATTGATATTTGAAAGGAGAAATTGCGATGAACGAAAGAATCATAAAACAGTATGAGGCGGCTATCCATGCGGTGTCAAATATGGTGTGCATGGGAGGTGCAAGAAAGGCTGCGAGAAATCTTGCAGGTGGAAAGGCAGGATTTGTGATCGACACGCTGTCCACTGCAGCGTCCATTGTAGCAGGAACTGGTCTTGGAAACATAATTTCCGACATGATATTTGAGAAGGAAGATGACGGAACAGTAGAAGTAGAGTTTGTATTGGAGGATGATGAATCATGAACATTAAAAGATATTTTGCAACCTTAGGCTTAGCTACAGCGCTTACTATTGGCGCGGCAGGTAATGTATATGCAGAGCCGGCTGTGGCTACAGCGAGTGACTTGGGTCCGGTAGATATGGTGGATCCTAACGAATTATATTTGCTGGCACATCTTCTGTGCGGAGAGGTCCAGACAGGATCCTGGGAGACTCAGATTGCTGTAGGCTCGGTGGTATTAAACCGTGTAGCAGACCGGTCTTATCCGGATACTCTGCGGGGTGTAATTTATCAGAGAGGCCAGTATGCGTGTACCTGGGATGGTAACTTCGACAGAACCCCCACTGAGAGAAACTTGGCAGTTGCAAGATATCTTCTTGAGAATGGTTCACAGATTCCTGCAAATGTTGTGTATCAGGCACAGTTCAGACAGGGCCATGGCGTGTATGGCAAATTCGGCAGAGAGATACTTTGCTATAAGTAATTGGAAAGGGAAGCTGTATGAATAGAGAGCATAAGAAGCCAATTGTCAAGTCGACAAAGGTAAAGAAGGAACCAGTAGGTCGCAAGCTTCTGGGGATGTTCTTTACGTCAGACTTTGATTCAGTAAAGAAATGGGTTATTGAGGATAAGATTATTCCCGGAGCAAAGAACCTGTTTCTGGATACACTTTCAATGATGCTTACCGGAGACAGTCGTTACAGATCGTCCTCATCCAGAACCAACTATAACAAGATTATGGTTGGGACAAGAGACGAGAGAAGCGACAGAGTTGAGGTAAGACGAAGATCGAGAAATGATTACAGAGATATTGTCTTTGAAAGCATTGAAGATGCCATGGATGTTGTGGACGCACTGAAAGGAGACCTTGAACGGTTTGACAGAGGTGTGTCCATTCTTGATCTGGCAGATTATGCAGACAGAGCAAACATGTTTAACGACACCGATGACAACTATGGATGGAGAGAGCTTCCGAATCCGACGAGAGATTATATTATTCAGACATCTCAGGGTTATGAGCTCAGGCTTCCTCCGGTTGTGGTGCTTCCGAGGTGATTGCAAATGTACGAAGATAAAACTATTGAAGAACGAATGAAAGAGCTCAAGATTAAGCTTAATCCGCCTGAGCCTCCGATTGAAGAAAAGGTCGTGCTTAAGGGAGAAGAGCTTAGAAACGAATTATATTCTGAGAATGTAGAGACCAAGCTTGCAGAAGATCTGGTTAATCATCCGGAACATTATAAGGCTAAGAATGGTCTTGAGGCTATCGATATGATAGCAGCGTTTACTGATGGTCTTCAGGGTATGGAAGCTGTTTGTACGGCTAATGCTCTGAAATACTTATGCAGATGGCATAAGAAGAACGGAGTTGAAGACCTGAAGAAAGCTAAATGGTATATCGAGTATCTTATTAATATGAAAGGGGACAATGAATAATATGTTTGGATTCTTAACAACAATTAAAGAAACAGCGCAGAATAAACTTGGAGCAGTGTCGTTTAAGGCTATTCAGAAGAAACCGGAGATTGCTCTGGGATTTGGACTTATTTGTGGGGCAGCAGCTCTTGTATGTGTAGGCAAGGAAACACTTTCTGCTCAGGAGATTGTAAAAGAGCACAAGGAAAAGCTTGATACTATCCATGAGGCAGCAGAGATTGCTGATGAGAAGGAGTATACCGATAAGGAGCTTGGAAAGGATCTGGCTGTAACTTATGCCGGCACTGGTCTTAAGCTTGTAAAGAACTATCTTCCGGCAATCGGATTTACAGCAGCTTCTGTGGGTTGCATTCTGTACAGTCACAATCTGATGGTTGGAAGAAACCTTGCTCTGGCATCTGCTTATGCAGCGGTTGATGAGTCGTTTAAGTCTTACAGAAAGGGTGTAAGAGAGGAACTTGGCGAGGATATTGACCGTCACTTCCGGTTTGGTACAAAGACCGAAGAGGTTGAGAAGGTTACCGTTGATAAGAAGGGAAAAGAAAAAACTGTAAAGACTGAGGTTGAGAGACCGACACGCATGTCTGAGTATTCCAAGTTCTTTGATTCTGCCAATAATAACTGGAGCGAGAACCCGGAGTACAATTTATATTTCTTAAGAAGAGTTGAGCAGATTATGACCGATAAGCTTCGGGCTAAGGGCTATCTCTTCCTTAATGAAGTGTATCAGGCTCTTGATATTCCGGAAACATTAGCTGGCCAGACGGTTGGATGGATCTTTGATTCGAAGCATCCTGAGAACAACTATGTGGATTTTGGTCTTTACAACAAGAATTCTGAGGCTAACAGAAGGTTTATTAATGGGTATGAGGACTCGATTCTTCTGGACTTTAATGTCTATGGAGATATTCTTCATGCCGGTAAGCTTAACCTTGGAGCGGTCTGAAGGATAGGGCTCGATGGATACGGGTCCGGAACTGAACAGGATCTATTTGATTACCCCTGGCTTGTCACGGGGAGTTCGTCGTATGACGGGCTTCCTGGTAATTGCTGGGGGTATTGATATTTAGAAAGGAGAAACAATATGTTTAGAAAGATGACTGTGAAAAATCTTTGTGGTTTCATTCTCGTTACTGTCGGCGCTTTCATTGTTGCAACCAGTAAGAGGTGATTATTATGTGCGGCTTAATTACATTTCTGATAGTGATTATGGCGTTTCCTCTGATGGTGGTATTTAGTATAGCGATGCTTCTTGCGTTAGCTATTGTAGTGTCACCATTTATATTTGCTGGCTGGCTCATTGGAGAGCTGTATAAAAATGAATAATTATGCAAGAAAAGGAGTAAATTATGTATAAATATGCATTAACATTCGTAGGTGGTTTGATTGCCGGATTTGTTGCAGCTAAGCTTGTAGACAAGTTTGTAAAGGATAAGGAATTCGAGCCGGAAGAGGATGCTGTTGAGAGTGACGTCGAGGATCAGGATGATTTCTGTGAGGCATATGATATGAGCCGTGATGACTATGTTACAGGTCATGAAGACGAGGATCCGGTTGTTGCGGTTCGTGACTACAGTGCTGGAGCAGCATTTAAAAGACCTGCTGATGAGTTTGTAAGTGGCAGCTTTATTGATTCCGCAAAGCATGAACATCCGGAAGATGACTTTGTAGAAGAGCCTGAGGTTAACGAGGAGATTAAGAAGTATAAGAAGCCTCGTTTAATTAAAGAAGAAGAGTTTGGCGAACTTGCCGGTATCGAGAAGCAGACGCTTAAGTATTGGACATATGACGATACGTTAACTACTGAAGAAAATGAGGAGCTGAAGGATCAGGAGTTCTATGTTGGAGACTGCCTGACAAAGTATGGCTTCAAGGATAACGATGAAGAGCGGGAGATCTTTGTAAGGAATGGCAGACTTGGCACTGACTACGATATTGTCAAGTTTGATTCATCCTTTGCCGAGTGGGGTAACCGCTAAGAGGAGGACTATGAAGAGTGATGACTGTAAGTATTTCAGATGGCTGACTGACCAGATTGATGATGGTAGTGGTCGTGTGAAAAAGTACAGACATCTGCTGAGTGACCTGTTTGATATTTCGTATAAATGGGTCATCGAGCTTGATAGCAACAGAGCAGTCGATGGAATGAATCTGCGGGAGAAGTATCGCGCTGGTTATGAAAGGGACATGGGCTGCTCTGTCCTTGAAATGCTCATTGCGATGTGTGTGCGATTTGAATATTCTGTGGCGGCTGAGCCGGGTGAAGAGGATCCTTCGAGGTGGTTTTGGCGGATAATTGAGAGGCTGGATTTGGACCTCTATAGCGACGAATGTTATGACTTTGAGGCCGTAAATTCCATCCTTGAACTCTGGATGTCGTGTCAGAAATTTTTCTGTGACGAAAAATATGCGAAAAAAACGGACCAGTGGTTTCAGCTGCAAAGCCTCTTAAATGATGATTTTTGATCAAAAATAGGCATTTTTTGGCTATTTTGGTGTCAGATTGTCAGATATTATACCCTTTGAATTAGTGTGTGAGAAAAAAGTATATTTTATATAAAAGTTTTGCACACAAAAATTTTTTGACACTTGACACAAAACTGACAAGGAGGTAGCGAGATGCGATATGTTTGATTTCCTGAGAATCAAAGTTGAAAACCATGACAAAAAGGGTTCGTCAGTTGTCTCTCCAAAATTTCTGGTAGGAGACAGCGAAGACCTCATGATTAGAGGTCGAGACTTTTACGCCATATGGGATGAAGAGAAAGGTCTGTGGTCGACAAGTGAAACAAGAGCCATCAGACTAATCGACGCAGAGCTTCGTAAGTATGTTGAGGAAAACAAAGCATCACTTAACAGAACTATTACTGTTAGATATTTGCGGGACTCTACGACCGGTGCGATTGATGACTGGCATAAGTATGTCCAGAGACAGATGCGGGACAACTATGTTGCGCTTGACTCCAAAATGATATTTCGGAATACCGAAACCAAGAAGGAAGACTATGCTTCAAAGAAACTTAGCTATGATTTGGCTGAAGGAGATATTTCGGCTTATGAAGAAATGATGTCAACGCTCTTCAATCCGGATGAGAGACGAAAACTGGAGTGGGCTGTAGGAGCAATTATATCTGGAGACACTACTGAGAAGATTCAGAAGTTTATTGTTCTGTATGGTCCTCCTGGTTCTGGTAAAGGAACTTTTCTTAAGTTTGTTGTGCAGGAGATTTTCAAAGGCTACTATGCAACATTCGAGGCAAAGGAACTTACTGGGAGAAATAACCAGTTTGGGCTTGAACAGTTTAAGTCAAATCCTCTCGTAGCAATCCAGGCGGATGGCGATTTGTCAAACGTTTCCGATAACACTAAACTTAACAGCTTGGTTTCTCACGAACGGATGACTGTTAACGAGAAATACAAGTCAAAGTATGAAATGGCTTTTCAGGCGTTTCTATTTATGGGAACAAACGAGCCAGTTGATATTACCGGATCTAAGTCAGGACTCAACAGAAGACTGATTGATGTGTACCCAAGTGGAAAGAAGCTTGCTCCTGCAGAATACGAACGAATCAGAAATCAGATTAAGTTCGAGCATGGAGCTATAGCTTATCATTGCCTGCAGGTTTATAAGGAGCTTGGCCGTTTCTATTATGAACGGTATGAACCTAAACGAATGAAAGAAGAGACTGATATTTTCTATGACTTTATCTCAGACTATTACTATGACGAGATAATCGATAAGGATGAGTGCACTCTTCAGAAGGTTTGGGTTGATTACAAGAAGTATTGCGAAGACACTCTGGCAAGAAGAACATTCGGCTATCAGAGAGTAAGAGCGGAACTTAAAGATTACTTTAATAACTATCAGGAAAGAGGAGTAACAAAATCTGGAGAGAAGGTCCGGAACTACTATTCAGGTTTCAAAAAGGAGAAGATAGCAGCTATTGTGCTGCCAGGTAAAGGAGAAAAGAAAAGCGAGGAGCCGCCAAAGTATTGGCTCGATTTCAAGGAGCAGGACAGTTTGCTGGATGATATTCTGGCTGACTATCCTGCTCAACTTGCAAATAAGGACGGTCTTCCGCCAAAGAAATGGGACCAGGTAAAGACGAAGCTTAAGGATATTGACACTCATAAGCTGCATTATGTGCTGACTCCGGTTGTTCATATCGTAATCGACTTCGATAAGAAGGACGAGAATGGTAATAAGAATCTGGAGCTTAATCTTAATGCAGCTAATCTGTGGCCAAGAACTTATGCTGAGCTTTCCAAGAGCGGAGCTGGAATTCACCTGCATTATATTTACAAAGGTGACCCGACAAAGCTCAACCGAATCTTTGAGGAAGGCGTCGAGATTAAGGTATTCACTGGTAAGAGCTCTCTTAGGAGAATGCTTACTAAATGTACTAACGATCCAATAGCTGAAATCAATGGCGGTTTACCTCTTAGGAAAGAGGTGAAGAAAGTGCTTGATTGGGACGGAGTAAAGAATGAAAAGATGCTCAGGACTATGATTATTAAGAATCTTAGGAAAGAGTATCACGGAGCGACCAAGCCATCTGTAGATTATATTTACACCCTTCTTGATGATGCCAACAAGCGTGGCGTTCCTTATGATGTGAGTGATCTGTATCAGGCGCTCTATACTTTCTGCTCAAGGTCAACTCATCAGTCTGAGTATTGTCTTGATCTTCTTGACAAGATGAAACTCAAGTCGGATGTAGAACCGGAAGCAAAGGAAGATAAGAAAGACATGGAGATGCCAATTATATTCTACGATGTCGAGGTCTTCCCTAATCTGTTTCTTGTTAACTGGAAGAAGCAGGGTACCGGGCAGGTTGTTCGGATGATTAACCCCACCCCTAAAGAAATCAGAGATCTTGTGAGAGTCGGAAGGCTTGTTGGATTCAACAACAGACGATATGACAATCACATGCTCTATGCAAGAATGATGGGTTATACAAACGAGCAGCTGTATGATGTGTCGAGAAAGATTATCGGCAAAGAGAAGAATGCTTTCTTTGGACAGGCTTACAATCTGTCCTACACTGATATTTATGACTTCAGTTCTAAGAAGCAGTCTCTTAAGAAGTTTGAGATTGAACTTGGCATTCATCATCAGGAGCTTGGACTTCCTTGGGATGAACCTGTTCAGGAAGAGATGTGGAATAAGGTTGCTGAATACTGCGATAACGATGTAATTGCTACAGAGGCAGTGTTTAACGCAAGACATGCAGACTTTATTGCAAGAGAGATTCTGGCTGATGTGGCAGGCATGACTGTCAACGACACAACAAATAGCCTTACAACCAGAATTATATTTGGGGACAACAAGAATCCTCAGAGCGAATTTAACTATCGCGATATGGGCGACATTACTAAGATTGTTGAACCCGCAGTGTTTGACAACTTGGACGGTTTCATCAATCAGTGCGATCCGACCTACACGAAGTTCGATAGTTTTGGAAGACCTATCTTTCCCGGATACAAATATTCGTACGGAAAGTCTGAGTACAGGGACGAAGTCCCAGGAGAAGGTGGATATGTGTATTCCGAACCAGGTATGTACACTCATATAGCTCTGCTTGATATTGCATCCATGCATCCTTCAAGCATTGTTGCTGAGAAACTGTTTGGTGAAGAGTACACAAAGAGATTCCAGGAAATCCTGCAGGCAAGAATTGCTATTAAGCATAAGGACTTTGATAAAGCAAGAACTCTTCTGGGTGGAAAGCTTGCTAAGTATCTTGATGATGAGTCAGCAGCTAAAGACCTTGCTCAGGCTCTGAAAATAGCGATCAATTCTGTATATGGTCTTACATCAGCTTCGTTCGACAACCCGTTCAGGGATCCGAGAAACAAGGATAACATTGTCGCTAAGCGCGGAGCGCTCTTCATGATTAACCTCAAGCATGAGGTTCAGAGAAGAGGATTCACAGTAGCTCACATCAAAACTGATTCCATTAAGATTCCAAATGCCACTCCTGAAATCATCGACTTCGTGATGAAGTACGGAAAGCTTTATGGGTACAACTTCGAGCATGAGGCGACTTATGAGAAGATGTGTCTTGTTAATGATGCTGTGTACATTGCGAAGTATGAAGACGAGAAAGGAGAATGGACCGCAACAGGAACACAGTTCCAGGTACCTTATGTCTTCAAGACATTGTTCAGTAAAGAGCCAATCGAGTTCGATGACCTTTGCGAGACAAAGTCCGTATCGACAGAATTATATTTGGACATGAACGAGGATCTTCCCGAAGGCGAACATGATTATAAGTTTGTCGGAAGAGTTGGAAGGTTCTGCCCGATTAAGCCTGGATGTGGTGGCGGAGAACTCTTACGTCACAAAGAAGGTAAGTACAGTGCAGCTGGTGGAACCAAAGGTTTCAGGTGGCTTGAATCAGAGATGGTCAAGACACTTGGTAAAGAGGACGACATTGACAGGTCTTATTATGACCGCCTTGCCAGCGCAGCAGTGGATGCAATTTCTAGTTATGGTGATTATGACTGGTTTGTGTCAAATGATATTTTAAGTAACGCAATGAATGCGCCTGAGGAACCATTGCCTTGGGACTAAGAAAGGAGAGCAATCGTATGATCGAACGTAAGAAACAGAGAATTGAGATTTTGGATGGGAGCGACATCCTTCATGGTAGCTTTAGAGACTTCGCAGGTTCCAATAGTGCATTCGGAACAAGAAGCTTTAGTATCAGACTTGATGAAGATACTGCAAATGAATTCCGTGAAGGAGGATGGCCTGTAAAAACTTGGGTTCCTAAAGACAAGGACGGTAATGCATCCGGTGATCCTCTGCAGTTCCTTAGCGTTAAGATTTATTACAAGGGAAAAGACACTGATCCTGAGATCACAATCATGGACGAAGGAACCAAAAAGAAAAGAAGAGTTACTGTCGATAACATCCGGCAGCTTGATAACATGGATTTCAAGTACGCCAAGATAGAGTTCCATCCGTATTATCAGGATAACAGAAACTATCAGGGATGGGTAATATCTCTCGACAGAATGTTTGCCGAATATTCCACAGAGGACTTTGACAGAATGATGTCAGTAGACGATGACGATGCTGACGATTGGCTCAAAGAAGATGCTGACACTTTATGATCATCAGCAGTCTGCAGTTAACAGATTAAAGAACGGCTCTATTCTGTGTGGTGGAGTTGGAACAGGAAAATCGAGAACCTCTCTTGCTTACTATTATATTTGTGAGTGTGGAGGTTCTCTTCCTGTTAATGGAAAAGGATTCTGGAGAAAGATGAAAACTCCAAGAGACCTTTACATCATCACTACTGCTAAGAAGAGAGACAGCAATGAGTGGATGGAAGAATGCGCTGCTTTCAAGATTACTTCTAATCCAGACATCAACGAATCACATGTGAAAGTGACTGTTGATTCGTGGAACAACATCAAGAAGTACAAAGATGTGAGCGGCGCATTTTTTATATTTGATGAACAGCGTGTTGTAGGTTGGGGAGCTTGGTCTAAAACGTTTGTGAGAATCTCGGGTCGAAATCACTGGATTCTATTAAGCGCTACACCTGGGGATACATGGCAGGATTATATCCCCGTCTTCGTAGCAAATGGGTTCTACAGAAACAAGACCGACTTCTTGCGACAGCACGCTGTATTCAACCGCTACTCAAAGTATCCAAAGATTGACAAGTATGTTGGTCTATCTAAACTAACCAAACTCAGAAAAGAGATCCTGGTCGAGATGAGCTTTGAACGTCTCACTATTTCTCATCACGAAAGAGTTTTGTGCAGTTACAACACTGATGATTATCGGAAGATAGTGAGAGACCGATGGAACATCTATGACAACGAGCCAATTCAGGAAACAGGAAAACTCTGTTACCTGATGCGACAGGTTCCGAATTCTGACCCAAGCAGAATCAAAGCTGTTGATGAGCTCTTTAAGAAGCATGACAGAATTATTATATTCTACAACTTCACTTATGAGCTTGAAGCTTTGCGTGAGTATCTGACTAATTACAGAATCGAATTCGCAGAGTGGAACGGAGAGAAGCATCAGCAGGTTCCGGTTGGAGAACGTTGGGCTTATCTCGTTCAGTACAGCGCTGGAGCAGAAGGATGGAACTGCATTACAACCGACACCATTATATTTTACTCGCAGAACTATAGTTACCGAGTAATGATTCAGGCAGCAGGTCGGATTGACAGGATGAATACTCCTTACAGAGATCTTCATTACTATCATCTGATCTCTTACGCGCCAATTGATTTGGCAATAAGGAAAGCCGTTGAGAGGAAGCGAAACTTTAACGAGTCTGCTTTTGTAGGCAAGTTAAGTTCGCAACAAAAACATAGCATGTAATGGAGAGGATGGATAGAATACGCTATTTAGCATATTTTCATTCTTTCTATTTTTGTTTTAGGAGGACGTTTCAATGTTAGAAAGTAAGTTTCAGTCAGACCTCATCAAAGAGATCAAAGCTCGCTTTCCTGGTTGCTATGTTCTCAAGAATGACTCCTCTATTATTCAAGGCATTCCTGACCTTTCAGTTTTTTACGGAAGCACTTGGGCTATGCTTGAATGCAAGCAAAGCGCAACTGCAAGTCACCAACCAAATCAGGACTATTATATTTCGGAGCTTGATAAGATGAGCTTCGCTGCGTTCATTTGTCCTGAGAACAAGGAGGAGATTCTAAATGCAATGGAACGATCATTCAAGAGATGTTCCGGAAGGAGCTCACGCGTTTCTAAGTGCAAGCAAGTATCACTGGATTAGTTATGACCTTGATAAGCTTCGTGCTACATACGAAAGCTACAGAGCGGCACAGAAGGGGACTGAGCTCCATGCACTTGCGAAGAGTTTAATAACTAACAAGATTAAGCTTCCTCGTTCGAAGCAGACACTTAACATGTATGTCAACGATGCAATCGGATATCGTATGAAACCTGAGCAGCCACTTTTATATTCTGAAAACTGTTTTGGTACAGCTGACGCAATAATGTTTGATGAAAGCAAGAGTCTTCTGAGAATTCACGATTTGAAAACAGGAGTTACTCCGGCTTCGATGCATCAGCTTGAGATTTACATGGCGTTGTTCTGTCTCGAATATGGAAGAGTGCAAGGATTCAAACCTAATGACATTTCTGCTGAACTTAGGATTTATCAGAATGGAGAAGTCATGGTTGAGAATCCTGACCCGTTAGACATAATTGATATTTCAAACAAGATTGTAGCTTTTGACAAAGAGATTCGGAAGATGAAGGGAGCGGCATATGGAGAATGAGTTATACCATTTCGGCGTCGGCGCAGATGACAATCCACCTGGCAGAGGCTCTGGCCGCTATCCCAAAGGTTCCGGAGAGAATCCGAATCAGCATGAGGTGTGGTCTCTCGATAAGTACAGAGAGTTAAAAGATAACGGACTCTCTGATACAGAGATTTCTAAGGTGTTTGATATTTCAACCACAACACTTAGAGCAAAGAGATCGATAGATGTCAACAACGAACGAAGCCAGAGAATCGAAGAGATTAACAAACTTAAAGATACTGGCATGTCCACAAACGCTATTGCAAAGCAGCTTGGCATGTCTGAGTCCACAGTTAGAAATCTTCTTACTTCTGGGCTTAAAGACAGAGCTGATTCCACAAGAATAACAGCAGACCTTCTGAAAGAGCAGGTTGACAAGAAGAGGTTCGTGGATGTTGGTCCTGGTGTTGAAACAGAAATGGGAATATCCAGAACCAAACTGAAGACGGCTCTTGCTCTTCTTCAGGAAGAAGGTTATGAGAACATTAATGTTCAGGTAGACCAGCTTGGAACGAACAACAAGACGGTCATCTCAGTTCTTGCTGAGCCCGGCTCTACCTACAAAGACCTTGTTAAGAATCACATGGGTGACATACAGCCACTGTATGAGCACACCGGTGATGATGCCACAACCCCTAGTGGGTATCGACCGATTCTTCCCCCCGTCTCCTTAGACGGAAGCCGTGTTCAGATCAGATACGCTGAAGATGGAGGCAAGGAGAAGGATGGCGTTATCGAAATCAGGAAAGGTGTTGACGACCTTTCTCTTGGTTCTTCCCTTTATGCTCAGGTTAGAGTTGCTGTAGACGATAAGCTGTACCTTAAAGGCATGGCTATGTATGCGGCAGATGATAGCGAGTTTGAAAAGGGCAAGGATGTAATCTTTAACACCAACAAGACTAAAGACGTACCGTTCGAGAAGGTATTAAAGCCTTTAAAAGATGATCCGAACAATAAGTTTGGAGCAACCATTAAGCGACAGCTCTTCTACGAAGACAAAAATGGCAATGAGAAGCAGTCTGTGATGAACATTGTCAATGAAGAAGGAGACTGGGGCGAATGGTCTAAGAACCTGGCATCTCAGATGCTTTCCAAGCAGCCGCTTCCTCTTGTTAAGCGTCAGCTTGACCTCTCTTATAAGGACAAGAAGGAGCAGCTTGATGAGATCATGAGCCTTAACAATCCTGCTGTGAAGCGTAAGCTTCTCGAATCATTCGCAGAAGATTGCGATTCGGCATCTGTTAGACTCAAAGCTGCGGCGCTGCCTCGTCAGGCATCGCATGTAATACTGCCGATTCCTGACATGAAAGAGACAGAGATCTACGCGCCTAAGTACAAGTCTGGTGAGACAGTAGTTCTTATCAGATACCCCCATGGTGGTACGTTTGAGATACCCACCCTAACTGTAAACAACAGGCACAAGGGTGCCAAATCGGTGATGGAGAATGCGAAGGATGCTGTAGGCATCAATGCCAAGGTAGCTGAACGACTGTCTGGCGCAGACTTTGATGGTGATACGGTCCTCGTAATCCCGATCAATGACCGAGTCAAGATCAAGACATCGGATCCTTTGCCTGGATTAAAAGACTTCGATCCTAAAGAGCAGTACAAGCTCCCTGATAGTGCGCCTAAGATGAAAGCTCGCACTAAACAGAATGAAATGGGCAGAGTCTCGAACCTTATCACTGACATGACAATCAAGGGTGCTACTCCGGACGAGCTTGCAAGAGCAGTCCGCCACTCCATGGTGGTCATTGACGCAGAGAAGCATCACCTTGATTACAAGCAGTCATATAAGGACAACCGGATAGCCGAGCTTAAACAGAAGTACCAGCCCGGCGGCGGAGCTTCGACCCTCATCTCAAGAGCAAAAGGGCAGATCCGTGTTCCTGAAAAGAAGCTCAATTACAGACCTGATCCAGAAACTGGTGAAAAGTCTTATCGAATTACTGGCGATACCTATGACAAGTACAAGAAGAATGACGACGGCACCTGGACACTTCTTAAGAAGGACGTACCCCGTACCACCTTAACAACCCAGATGGCCGAGGCCAAAGACGCCTACTCGTTGTCTTCTGGTACTGCAGTGGAGAATGCCTATGCCGACTATGCAAACAAGCTTAAAGCTATGGCTAACGAAGCTCGCAAAGAATCGATGGCAGTCAAGTCCACCCCATACTCCCCCGAAGCTAATAAGAAGTACGCTGCCGAAGTGCAGTATCTTGATGCCCAGCTCACCATTGCTAAGAAGAACGCCCCAAGAGAAAGACAGGCCCAGCTCTTAGCAAACAATGCCCTCAGGGCTAAGGTAGCTGACAATCCGGAGCTTAAGGATGATAAGGACAAGTATAAGAAGACCAAGTTCAATGAGCTTAAACGTGCTCGTGAAATAGTTGGTGCTAAGAAGAATCCTGTCAAGATAACAGAAAAGAGTTGGGAAGCGATTCAAGCTGGCGCAATTTCTAACAACAAATTGTTAGACATTCTGAACAATGCAGACATGGACCAGGTAAAAGAGTTCGCAACCCCAAGAAAAAGAGAAACTTTAAGCGCTTCTAAGCTTTCTCTTGCGAATTCCATGTACAAAGCAGGATTTACTTATGCAGAAATTGGCGAAAGACTTGGCATTTCAGCGTCGCAAGCATCAAAGATTGTTAACGAATAAACGTCACATCGAGCTTATAGTATTACGAAAGGAGTGTTGACCTGTGCCCGACTATGCCATTACCACGATTGACAACCCTTTTGATCCTTTTACGCAGTTCGATGAATGGTTTCAGTATGATTTGTTTTGTGGTTACAGAACTTGCGAGAAGCTTTCTCGTCTTGCTGCGACCTCAAATGTACTTTCAGATGAAGAAAATGACATCGAAATCGCTTCTGCAATGGATCAAATGATTGCTGATGAACCTTTGATCTATCGAAAGGTGACCAAAAGTTAATTAAAACACATGGGAGGGGGGTCTCCCAAAACTACACCCCCTCCTTCATCGCCGGCCTCCTTAAAAATCCCCCGGGGGTTGATATTTGAAAAGGTCGACGGAAATTTACCAGCTAAAACCTGGGGCTATCTGGGGTAAATCCCACTAAAAACCTCCTTAAAAGTGAACGCAAACCTCAGATAGTCCCATTAAAAGATATTTGTAGTCATCAAAAGGGTCCTCCAAGATTGCTAGTCTTCCCTTTTCTGTCGGTCTCGCAATACCGCTCTCCTTTCAGGAAGACGCTGATTCCTCACTTTCCTTAGAACAAGGCGGTTTTGGGGGATTCTTTTGATGATTACAAACAAAAGGAGAGAGAACAATGAAGAAAAAGTCAGCCGGAAAAACTAATCCGATAAAATTGCGTCCGGCCTTGACACCGGAAGCTCAGGAGAGTCAGTGCATAGCGCTTGCAATGGACCAGGCGAGAAAGCAGCTGATGGAAGGAACTGCATCTTCCCAGATAATCTGTCATTTCCTAAAACTTGGATCGTCTGATTCAAGACTTGACAGAGAAGAAACGGAAGAGCGTATCAAACTTACCAAAGCAAAGACTGAATCTTATGAAAGCATGAAACATATCGAGGAACTTTACGCAAATGCTATTGACGCAATGAAGTCATACGGTGGAGGTGGTCCACTTGATAAGGACATATAGCGAACTTATCACCATCCAAACATTTGAAGAGCGATTCGATTACTTAAAACTTAATGGATTGATTGGAATGGAAACATTTGGCTCAGACAGATATTTGAATCAGGCACTTTACAGATCGCCAGAGTGGAAAGCATTCAGGAATAAGATAGTTATCAGAGATAACGGATGTGACCTTGCGTTTCAGGACAGAGGAATCTATGGAAACATTCTCATCCATCATCTCAACCCGATAACGGCTGAAGATATTCTGAGCTGCTCACCTGCTCTGTTCGATCCGAACAATGTAGTCTGTGTCTGCCTTAATACCCACAATGCAATCCACTATGGAGATGCCTCTCTTCTGGTTCCTTCAAACCCCACCGAGAGAACTCCGAACGATACTTGTCCTTGGAAGGGAGGAATCTGATGGGTAGCATCCTGAATTCTATCAAGAAAAACCTTGGCATCGATTGCGATTACATTGCTTTCGATCCAGACATCATCATGTGCATCAACGCTGTATTCGGAACCCTTCACCAGCTTGGTGTTGGACCAGCAGAAGGCTTTCGAATCGAGAGTGAGAGAGAAGATTGGTCAGACTATCTTACTTATGGCAAAGAGATAAACGAGGTTAAGACGTACATCTACCTCAGAACCAGACTTCTCTTCGATCCGCCGGATAGAGGCGCAGTATTAACTTCCTTCCAGGACCAGATTCGTGAACTAGAATGGCGAATCGTCGTGAAGGTTGATGAACTCAAGACCGAATGGGAGGAGGCTCAAAATGGAGAATAACATGTCCTATGATGAACTCGTACACACCTTATTCGCAGAAAAACCTCCTGAAGACGACCATCTCGAGCATCATGGAATCCTTGGAATGAAGTGGTATCGCAGAAGATTCCAGAACGAAGACGGATCCCTCACACCAGCCGGCAGAGAACGATATGGCGTTGGCGAAGCAAGAGAAGGCTCTGGAGACAAACCGAAAAAGCCTGGTATCGTCGAACGCCACAAGCAGAAGAAAGAAGAGAAGCGTAAAGCTGCTGAAAAGGCTGCTCGTGTTAAGCGTATGCAGGAAGGTAAAGCCAGAAAAGCCGAAGAAAAGAAGTCAGCCGAAGATCATGAAGCAGCTAAACAGAAAGCGCTTCGGTCAGCAAAAGCTTCTGAAATCATGAAATACCGAGATGAGCTTACTGATCAGGAGATGAAGGACGCAGTTGCTCGAATTGGTTGGGACGAGGCTCTTAGGAAGAAAGCTAAAGAAGAGAACCCGGACAAATTAACCAAGGCAATGAAGGTTGTTGATAAGTATGGTAAGGCAGCAGGATCAATTGCCACCGCCACAGAAAACACAACCAAGATGTATAACAACATTGCTAAGGCTCTTAATACTTTCACCGGCAGTGATTGGCCTCTTGTTGGCGACAGCAAGAAGGATCAAAATAACTCCGATAAAGGCAGCTCTGACAAGCCCAATAATAAGCCAAACAACAAACCTAATAATGACAAAGGTCCTTCTAAGAAGGATAAAGAGAACTTTGAAAAGACCATGAAAGAAGCCACTAAGATTCTTGGCGAGGCTGCAAAGAAGGTTGACGAAGAGTCCAAGAAGCAGGCTGAAGATAAACATGACTGGACCGTTGATGACAAACCTGCGAGTAACGGTTCTTCTTCGTCCAATTCAAGCGACAAGGGTGTCTTCGATACAAAGTTCGAGTATTCAGATGCAAAGGCTGATAGAGCAGAACAAATTGGCAGAGACGCAGTAGAGAGATACCTGCAGCTCGAAGATAAACGTAAGGGGTGATAACGGATGCTTTCAAACACCGCAACGCCTTATTACTACGGAAAGTTCAGGCAGGATGTCCTTCGAGGAAAGATTCCCGTTTGCAAAGAGATCTCTATGGAGATGAACCGAATAGATGACCTCATTGCCGACCCAAGATTCTACTACGATGACCAGGCAGTCGAAGGATGGGTTCGTTTCTGTGAAAATGAGCTTACTCTTACCGACGGCTCCGACCTCAATCTCCTGGATTCATTCAAACTCTGGGGCGAACAGATATTTGGCTGGTATTACTATGTAGAGCGGTCTGTCTACGAACCATACGAAGACGGGCATGGAGGCAGATACGTCACCAAGATGATCAAGAAACGGCTTGTTAATAAGCAGTATCTTATTGTCGCACGAGGCGCAGCCAAGTCCATGTATGGTTCCTGTATTCAGAGTTTCTATCTGACGGTCGACACATCTACGACTCATCAGATTACTACTTCTCCGACAATGAAGCAGTCCGAAGAGGTCATGTCTCCAATCAGAACTGCTATCACAAGAGCAAGAGGACCACTATTCCAGTTCTTAACTGAAGGTTCTCTCCAGAATACAACTGGGTCTAAGGCAAACAGGTGCAAGCTTGCGTCCACCAAGAAGGGCGTTGAGAACTTCCTTACGGGATCTCTTCTGGAAGTAAGACCTATGAGGATCGATAAGCTTCAGGGTCTTAGATGTAAGATCGCTACAATTGACGAGTGGCTTTCCGGAGACGTTAGAGAAGATGTAATTGGTGCTATTGAGCAGGGTGCTTCTAAACTTGACGACTACCTGATAGTCGCAACCAGTTCAGAGGGTACTGTTCGAAACAGCACAGGTGATACCGTCAAAATGGAGCTGATGGAGATCCTAAAAGGCGACTACATCAACCCGCATGTATCAATCTGGTACTACAGACTCGACGATGTTAAGGAAGTTAGTAACCCGGATACGTGGCTTAAGGCCAACCCAAACCTTGGGAAGACCGTAACTTATGAGACTTATCAGCTTGACGTAGAAAGAGCTGAGAAAGCTCCGGCAGCAAGGAATGATATTCTTGCCAAAAGATTTGGAATTCCTATGGAGGGCTACACGTACTTCTTTACATACGAGGAGACCATCCCTCACAGGAAGAGAGACTTCTGGCAGATGCCCTGTGCTATGGGCGCAGACCTTTCTCAGGGCGGGGACTTCTGTGCATTCACGTTTATGTTTCCTCTTAGAAATGAGTCGTTTGGCATAAAGACCAGATGCTACATTTCCAGTCTTACACTTAATAAATTACCTCCTGCTATGAGGTTAAAATACGACCAGTTCATAGAAGAAGGGTCTTTAATGGTGCTTGAGTGCACTGTTCTTGACCTTACAGTCGTCTATGAAGATCTCGATAACTTTATAGAGCGTAATAAGTACGATGTTAGATGCTTTGGCTACGACCCGTACAACGCTAAAGAGTTTGTTGAGAGATGGATGGTCGAGAATGGACCTTATGGCGTAGAGAAAGTTATACAGGGTTCCAAGACAGAGTCGGTTCCTCTTACAGAACTTAAGACTCTTGCGGAACAGCGAATGCTCCTCTTCGATGAGGAGCTTTTTTCGTATACGATGGGCAACTGCATAACCATCGAAGATACGAACGGCAACAAGAAATTACTGAAGAAACGCTACGAGCAGAAGATTGACTCTGTGTCCGCAATGATGGATGCTTACGTTGCCTACAAGCTCAACAAAGAGGCGTTTGAGTAGGAGGTGACCAGTATGGAAGAGTTCTTATCTCACCATGGCATTTATGGCCAAAGATGGAGAGTTCGCAGATTCCAAAACAAAGACGGCACTCTTACTGACGCCGGACGAAGTAGGTATTCCCATAAAGGTGGCGCCAGGAAATTAGTCACTTCAGTAGACAAGAAGAATACTTCTGTTAACTATGGAAAAGGTGATTATGCTTCGAATGCTTATACCGATGAAAAGCCCAAAACCCATTCAAAAGTTAACAACCAAGCCGGGAAAATATTCCATAAGGCACAGGCGGCAATTCAAAAGTATGGAAATAGAAAGCTAAGGAGGTGACTGATATGTGGCAATACAACTACGAAGCTGCTTGCCTTTGCCATTCTTTTAAAGGTACCTCCTGGAAAGACCACAAGTACATTGCCAAGAAAAACGGCAAGTACATTTATCCTGGCGGTGGTAAGAAAGAGAAGACTCCTGAAGAAATTGTTAATGGAGTTGCCAAAGACATCAAGGGATACCAGAACAAGGACCTCTTTAATACTGATGAAAATGGCAAGCCAATTACGTCAAGAGAGCGAGCGGCCAGAAAGAGAAGGCAGCAGCGCCTTGAAAAGAGACAGGCTACTGAACAGGCAAAAACAAACAGCCTTAGACGTAACAGCGTAAATCGTGCTAAGGCAGCAGGAGCGGCTGTTACAGAACGGGACAGAGCCTGGAAAGCTACTGTGCGTCGTACCGAAAGCGTCAAACGGGCTAAGAGCAACGCAAAAGAGCAGGCCAAACAACAGGATATTTGGAAGCGCAAGAAAGCATATGCCGACAGGATAAATGCGTCCAAAATAGCCGAACGGAAACGAGCTATAAACGCGGTTAATCTTCGTAAAGCCAGTGTCAATAGGGCAAAAGAGAACGGCGCTGAAGTAACGAAGCAGCAGAAGGAATGGCAGAAGACTAAGAAGAAGGTTAAGCGAGAACAGGCTATGAAAGCGGCAAAACGTGCATGGGATAAGTTCTCTAACGTACCCTTCAAATGGAAGAAGTAGGAGATTTCAAAATGGCCAATACAATCATGGAACGACTAAGGCATTCATGGAACGCCTTCTTCAGCAGAGAGCCGACCACAACGCAGTTTCACGAATATGCTCACTATGGCTCATCTGTCAGACCGGACCGAATCAGACTTTACGGAAGCGGTGACCGTTCAATTGTAGTAGCAGTCTTCGGTAGAATAGCTGTGGACTGTGCTTCGATTAACATCAATCATGTAAAGGTTGACGAGAACGATAACTTTACCGAAGAAATAAGCTCGAGCCTTAATTACATCTTCTCGACAGAGGCAAACATCGATCAGTCGAGCAGGCAGTTTATAAGAGATATTGTAATATCGATGTTTGACGAGGGATGCATCGCGGTTGTCCCTGTTGATACAAACGTGAACCCGGATACTACGGATTCCTATGACATTCTTTCCATGAGAGTTGGACGGATTGTCGAATGGTTTCCGTATAGTGTCCGGGTTTCTTTATACAACGAGAGAATCGGACAGAAGCAGGAAGTTGTAGTCAACAAGAATGACTGTGCGATTATCGAGAATCCGTTCTATGTGATCATGAACGAACCTAACTCGATTTATCAGCGACTTCTTAGAGTTCTTAACAAACTCGATGTAGTCAATGAACAGATCGCTGCCAATAAGCTCGACCTTATCCTGCAGCTTCCTTATGTAATCAAGTCTGAAGCTCGCAAGGAACAGGCTGAGAGAAGACGTAAAGAGCTTGAGGACCAGCTGGCTGGCTCCAGATATGGCGTAGCTTATACGGACGGAACCGAGAAGGTTATTCAGCTAAACCGTGCTGTTGAGAACAACTACTGGACACAGGCCAAAGAGCTTATGCAGATGCTCTACAACCAGATGGGTCTTACACAGGAGATCTTCGACGGAACGGCTGATGAAGCAGCAATGCTTAACTACTACAACCGGACTATTGACCCGATCATGCTGGCAATTACTGAAGAGTTTCAGCGTAAGTTCCTGACAAAGACTGCCAGAACTCAGGGCCATAGAATTAAATACTTCAGAGATCCGTTCAGACTCGTTCCGGTTAGTGAGCTTGCAAACATTGCTGATAAGTTCACAAGAAACGAGATCCTTACCTCTAACGAAGTAAGATCCGAAATCGGCTACAGACCGTCTGATGATCCTGGAGCAGATGAGCTGAGGAATAAGAACCTTAACCGCGATAAGAACGAAATCGATCCTAAGCAACAGCAGCCAGTGATTAACAAAGAGCAGGAGGCGAACATTCAAAATGGCGAATAAATACGATTTCGTCGGATGGGCAACGAAGAATGATCTTCTGTGCTCTGACGGCAGAACAATCAGAAAGGGCGCCTTTAAGGACTGCGACGGAATGGTCGTACCGCTGGTGTGGAATCATCAGCACAACGACCCCGAAAACGTTCTGGGCCATGCCCTTCTTAAGAATGAGGACGAAGGCGTAAGAGCCTATTGTACATGCAATGATACAGAAAAAGGAATGACTGCCAAATCATTAGTGATCCACGGAGACGTTGGGTCACTTTCTATTTGGGCAAATCAGCTCAAACAGAATGGCGGAGACGTCCTTCACGGAGTGATTCGTGAGGTCAGCCTAGTCCTTGCCGGTGCAAACCCGGGAGCAACTATTGATTATATCGTGGAACACGGAGAAGAATCCGGAGATTCCGCACTGATTTATCCGAATGGAGGAATCGAAATGTATCACGCTGAAGAAGAGAAAGAAGAAGTGGTCACAGAGGAGAATACCGATACTCTGGAGCACGCGCAGACAGAAGACACGGCGAGCAAAGAGGACGAGGAATCCGACGAGACCATTAAGGATGTTCTCGACACTTTAAGCGAGAAGCAGAAGAGTGCGGTAATGCAGCTCATCGGGTATGCAATTCAGGATAACGCAAAAGAAGATAATGAGGAGGATGATGACTCTATGAAACACAATGTATTTGACAACGATACAAACACTCAGGAGACCGTGCTTAGCCACGCCGATATGGAGGCAATTCTGGAGAATGCTAAGAGAGTTGGTTCTCTGAGAGCTGCTGTTGATGACGCTATTGCTGACGGCGTTCTGGCTCATTCTATTGATACAACTGGTATGGAGACCGCAACTGGCCATCAGACCTACGGTTTCAATGACCCGTCGATGCTGTTCCCGGAAGCAAAGTCTCTTAACAACCCGCCGGAATGGCTGTCCAGAAACATGGACTGGGTAAGCAAGGTTATGGGTAGTGTTCACCACACCCCGTTTACCAGAATTAAGTCCGTATACGCTAACATCACCGAGGACGATGCCCGGGCAAGAGGTTACATCAAGGGTAACCAGAAGGTACACGAAGTGTTCGCTACTCTGAAGAGAGAGACCACTCCGCAGACCATCTATAAGCTGCAGAAGATGGATCGTGATGATATTATCGACATCACCGATTTCGATGTAGTTGCTTGGATTCGCTCTGAGATGAAGGTCATGCTGCATGAGGAAATCGCTCGTGCGATCCTTATCGGTGATGGCAGAACTCCTGGAACTCAGCACAAGATCAACGAGACCAACATTCGTCCGATTGCCACCGATGTTCCGCTGTTCAACACTAAGGTCAATGTAACTTTCGCTGCCGGCGATGATGAGAACGCTAAGGCTAAGAAGATCGTCAACAGCATCATCCGTGCAAGAAAGAACTACAAGGGATCCGGTAACCCGACCTTCTTCACAACCGAAGATGTTCTTACCGAGCTGCTTCTGCTTGAGGACCAGATTGGTCACAAACTTTACAAGACCGAGGCTGAGCTGGCTACTGCCCTTCGTGTGAGAGATATCGTAACCGTTGAGGTTATGGAAGGTCAGAAGGTTGACGGCAAGAACCTTATCGGTGTCATTGTCAATCTGGCTGACTACAACGTAGGTCGCGACCGCAAGGGAGAAGAGACCATGTTCGATGACTTCGACATCAACTTCAACCAGTATTCCTACCTGATTGAGACCCGTATGTCCGGTGCTCTGATCAAGCCGTATTCTGCTCTGACCATTCTGGAAGGTACTGCTAGCGCTAACCCTAACAGCTGATTTCAAAATGGAGATGAAATAGCATGAAGTATTACGGATCGGTCGGATACATGGTCACTGAAGAAAAGATGGTTGATGGAGAAGGAACCGGTGTTTATGTTGAGCAGATTGTTGAGCATGAATACTACGGCGATGTTCTAAAGAATACCAGTGGCTGGCAAAACGGAGAGCATCTGAATGATGACTTGAAAGTAAATGTCAGAATCAGCATTGTCGCCGATCCGTTTGCTTGTGCTCATTTCAGTGAAATTAAATACGTGAGATGGATGGGGGCTAGGTGGAAAGTTAAATCTATCGAGCCCGCTTATCCACGGATAATCCTTGAAATCGGAGGTGTCTACAATGACCAGACGCATGGAACTCCATAACATTCTCAAGAATCTTCCTGGGGTTTCAAAAGCGTACTTTCAGCCCCCGGCGACAGTCAAGATGACTTATCCGTGTATCGTGTACGAACTGAACAATATGGACACACAGTTTGCAGATGACAACCCGTATGTTATCCGAAAGGGTTATACGGTCACGGTCATCGATCCTGATCCGGACAGCAAGATTCCGGACTATGTTTCTAAGCTCCAGTATTGCCGGTTCGACAGATTCTTCACGGTCGATAACTTAAACCACTTTATATTCAAACTCTATTACTAAGGAGGATACCACACATGGCTAAACTGACATGGGATGAAACGTCCAAAAGACTTTACGAAACTGGTGTGAGACAGGGTGTTCTTTATCCGCAGGATAACAGCGGTGCTTATCCGAAGGGTGTAGCATGGAACGGCCTTACCGCTATTACTGAGAGCCCGTCTGGTGCAGAAGAGACTGCTCTGTGGGCTGACGATATTAAGTATCTTTCTCTTCGTTCTGCCGAGGAGTTCGGTGCTACAATCGAAGCTTATACTTATCCGGATGAATTCGCTATCTGCGATGGTTCTGCCGAGCTTGCCACTGGCGTAATCGTTGGCCAGCAGCCGAGAAAGCCGTTTGGTCTTTGCTACAGAACTGTTCTGGGTAACGACACTGAGCTGGATGCTCACGGCTACAAGCTGCACCTGATTTACGGTGCTACCGCTTCTCCGTCTGAGAGAGCTTACCAGACTGTAAACGATTCTCCGGAAGCAATCACCTTCTCTTGGGAGATGACTACCGTTCCTGTTGCTGTAAAAGGCGCAAGACCTACCGCATGTGTCACGATCGACTCAACAAAGGTTGATTCCACAAAGCTGGCTGCTCTTGAAGCTATCCTGTACGGTTATGATAGTTATACCGAGTTTACTGGCGATACATTTGAGTCTGGTGTCGACTATTATACTAGGTCTGGAGAGGCTGGTAGCTATATTTATACTAAGACTACTGATGTGACCCCTCAGTCTGGTACTACTTACTACACTAAGAATTCTGGAACTGAAGCTAGACTTCCGCTTCCGGATGAGATTAAGACTCTGCTTGCTTAATTATTAGCTCACCCCTGGGCCCTGGCTGTTTTCAAAATGGCTGGGGCCTTTTTACATGAAAGGAGACAAATCCATGTTAAAGAAGACAGTTACTTACACCGATTACAACGGCGTAGAAAGAACCGAAGACTTTTACTTCAACCTGACAAAGGCTGAGCTTACTGAAATGGAGCTTTCCACCGAGGGCGGCCTCGAGGCGATGATCAGAAAGATCGTTGCAGAGAAGAATGCCCCGGCAATTATCAAGATCTTCAAAGACCTGGTGCTTAAGGCATACGGTGAGAAGTCTCCGGACGGCAGAAGATTCATCAAGAATGATGAGGTTCGCGATGGATTCGCCCAGACAGAGGCTTACTCTGAGATTTTTATGGAACTGGCAACAGATGCTGATGCGGCAGCTGCATTTGTCAACGGCATTACTCCGAAGATGGATGCACCGAAGCCCGCTCTGGTTAAACCGGAATAAGGCATAAGACATAGACGGAGATGAGGGAATGTTAGAGATTACCATACAGGGTTCTTCCGAATTATATGATTCAGCAACCAACACCTTCTACGAAATCAAAGGCCAAAAGCTCGCACTCGAGCATTCCCTCGTTTCTATTTCAAAATGGGAGTCCAAATGGCACAAGCCATACCTCTCAAATGAGACTAAAACTTTCGAAGAGAACATCGATTACATCAGGATGATGACTCTTACGAAGAACGTTGACCCTAGACTTTACTATCTAATGACACAAGAGAATTTCGATGAGATAAGTAACTACATTAATGACCCCATGACTGCAACTTGGTTTTCGAAGACTAACGATAGCAGACCTAATAGAAGGATCATTACTTCTGAGCTTATTTATTATTGGATGATCAGTTTGAATATTCCCATGGAGTGCCAGAAATGGCATCTGAATCGTCTTCTTACGCTTATACGAGTTTGCAATGCCGAAAACAGTCCTAAGAAGATGGGGAAAGGAGCAGAAGCAAGGCAGCGAGCGGCCATTAATAGAGCCAGAAGAAATGCCCATGGCAGCAGGGGGTAATGTCTATGATCGGCGTTAAGTTTACACATAAAGGAGATCTATCCCGAACAGAAAAGTTCTTGCAAGCGCTCAAAGAAAAGAATTTCTTAAAGAATCTCGAAAAATACGGGCAGATGGGTGTCGATGCATTAGCCAGTGCAACACCGGTTGATACTGGTAAGACAGCTGCATCATGGGGGTATGAGATTCATTCGTCGGGAGAATCTGTATCCATTATTTGGACTAACTCGAATATTAATAAGAACGTGAACATCGCAATCATCTTGCAGTATGGTCACGGGACAAGAAACGGCGGCTACGTTCAGGGACGAGATTACATCAACCCTGCAATGCAGCCGGTTTTTGATCATATCGCTGACGCTGTTTGGATGGAGGTGACTAGGCTATGAGTTCGATTGATGAGAGAATTGTGCAAATGCAATTCGACAACAATCAGTTTGAAAGCGGAGTTAAGACTACTCTTAATACCCTCGACAAGCTGAAATCATCTCTGAAACTTGAGGACGCTGGGAAAGGTTTCGAAAACGTTAACAAGTCAGCAAAAGAACTTGATTTAAATCCACTAATCAGTTCCGTCGAAACAGTGAGCAACAGGTTCTCGACACTGGGAATCATTGGAACAACTGCTCTTATTAATATTACAAATAAAGCAATCGACGCTGGTGAAAAACTTGTAAGATCGCTTTCTATCGATCAGGTAGCAGCCGGATGGAGCAAATACGCTGATAAAACAGCAGCTGTTCAGACCATCATGGCCGCGACAAGGGAAACCTGGCAGGACAGTGCAAAGGCTCTTGAGTTCGAAGGAACTCAGATGGAGTTTGTAAACGATCAGCTTGATAAGCTTAACTGGTTTACTGATGAAACTTCGTATAACTTCCTGGACATGGTGAATAACATCGGTAAATTTACCAATAACGGTGTTCAGCTTCAGGACGCTGTAACCTCGATGGAGGGTATTTCAACCTGGGCAGCTCTTTCCGGAGCAAATATTACCGATGCCGGAAGAGCCATGTATAACTTCTCACAGGCAATGGGCTCCGGAGCGATGAGGCTTCAGGACTGGAAGTCGATTGAGAATGCCAACATGGCTACAGTCGAATTCAAACAGGCTGCTATTGACACCGCTTTGGAACTTGGAAAGCTTACAAAAGCTGAAGAGGATGTATTCAAAGCAGCTGAACCTCTCCGAGGTAAGGGAACAGAATTCGGGCTTGCGACATTCTCACAGAGTCTTAAAGACGGTTGGTTTGATACCGAAGTAATGGTAAAGACTCTTGAGAAATTCGGTGGGTTTACTGATGAACTTAATCGTTTCCTGGAGTCTCCCAATATTGACAAATATTATTATAGCACCAGTAGACTTCTTGATGATCTGGAAGCTTTCAATTCTTCAGATGCGACCGGGCAGATGGAGATTCTTCAAAAGGCTTCTAAGGGTACTGGAAAATCTGTAGATGAGCTCAGAGAAGAATTCGAGAAGCTTAACTCCAGTGAGTTTGATATTGGTAGAAGGGCATTTAAGGCTGCTCAGGAAGCGAAGACATTTGCTGAGGCTATTGATTCTGTAAAGGATGCTGTATCAACCGGATGGATGAACACATTCGAATTGATATTTGGTAACTATGAGGAAGCAAAAGTCCTTTGGACAGATTTGGCAAATAGCTTATATGAAGTGTTCGCAGAAGGCGGAAACGTAAGAAACGACATGCTTCAGATTTGGAGTGATCTTGGAGGAAGAGAAGCCCTTATTCAGGGGCTGTATAGCGCTTTCGCGTCGCTTCTTAGACTTACCGAACCGCTGTCCGACGCGTTCCACGAAGTATTTCAGGTTGGTGGGGATTACATCACCAAGATGGGCTGGAACCTTACGGTAGCGACAGCAAAATTCAGGGATTTCGCGAAATCCATTTGGTTAACCGACACCGCACACACCAATCTCACCAACGCGTTCAAGGGGCTTTTCTCGATTATTAAAGGTGTGCTTGGAGTATTCAAGACTCTTCTGAGTATTGCTTCTGTATTCCTTAAGCCTCTCAACGCGCTTGCAGGTGTGATTCTTGCAATAACTGGGCGTATTGGCGAACTGATAACCGGTGCAGAACTGGCAGCTGAAAAATCGGCTACGATTCTCGATTTTGTAGCAAAGATCAGAGAAAAAGCGCAGTATCTTGCAGACGTTCTGACATTAGTTATCCAGATCGTTGGCTTATTAGCTCTTAAGTTTATCAATTGGGCAGCTGCTTCTATAAAAGCAAGCGGTGTGCTTGAGGTATTAAGGGGCGCCCTTTATGTGGTAGTCGGAGCTTTCAAAATGGCTCTGTCAATCGTCGGAGAATTCTTCTCGAAGCTGGTTTCTGCGGCTGGAAAAGTTATTCCAAAGATTGGAGAAATGTTTGGAAAACTGTCCGAGAAGATCACTAACGCTTTTCCGTTCCTGGGAGAGATCAAATCTAAGATCGAGAATTTTGTTGCGTCTCTGGCGAAGATCAAAGCACCTTCCCAGGTGTTTGAAGCGCTGCAGAAGAAGATTTCAGCTTTTGGGCAGAAGGCAAATCCTGTACTCGAGAAGGTAACGAGGCGTATTGGCAATCTTTTTACAGCTGTCAAGAACTTTGCAATAGCAAATGCTCCGAAGGCGTTTGATGCTTTGAAAGAAGCATTCTCCGGACTTGGAAATGTTGTCGTTGCTATAGGGAACGGAATGGTTCCTGTTTTCGACGCAGTTCGAAATGCTATCGGTCTGCTTGTAGATAAAATACGGCAGCTTGACTGGGGAAGCATTGCCTCAACAGTACAGGAAAAAGCTTCAGTTGTCGCTAATGTTCTTGTTGGCGTTGGCAAATCTGTATGGAAGTTTATTAATGACTTTGCAAAGGCGCCTAACAAGATACAATTCATAATCGAAGCGATTACTAAGCTTATAGATGGCATTAAGAAGAAGATCGACGAAATCGTTCATGACAATAATCTCGAAGACCTTCAGACAAAAATACAGAACTTTGTAAACAAGATTAACGAAAGCGTAAAGGGTCTGAATCCTGCTAAGGTATTGCTGTTCTCGTTTGGTGTTGCACTGACAGTAGCGGTATGGAAGATAGGTTCTGCTTTCGAGAAACTTGGAGAATTTGCAACAAGCGCCAAAGACTTATTCGGCATTACTTCATTAATAAAGAAACTTACAAATGCGATTAAAGCAACCACAACCATTACTCAGATTGCTTTATCGATCTCTATGATCGCGGGATCTATAAAGCTGATTAGCGAGATCAAGACCGAAGACCTTATCAAGGCCGGTGTTACAATCGGAGCTGTGGCAGCAGGACTTGCTGGTCTTAGCTTCTTTATTAATAAGTTTAGTGCCGCCGAATTTGCGGCAAATGCAAAGGCTATTATCTATATTGCCGGAGCAATTGCAATTCTTGCGGCAGCTCTTTGGGCTTTATCTAAGGTTTCATCTGTAGATGGATTACTTGAGAAAGCAGCAGGATTGTCGCTTGTTATTGCCGCTTTTGGTGCAGTGGCAATAGGTCTTAACCACTTTGCTCCTGAGTTTAAAGCCAGCGCTGTAAGTATTCTAGCTCTTGCAGGAGCAGTGCTTATTCTCACCAAAGCATTAAAAGATATTTCAGAAACAATTAAATCCGAAAATGCCGAGCAGGCAGTAGAAACGCTCATCGCGCTTATGGTTTCTTTGGGCGCTTTGGCTGTTGCAGCTTCTGGCATCGGATTTGGCACTGGATTCGGAATCTTAGGGCTTGTTGGCTCGCTGGTTCTTCTGGATTTAGTGCTTAAATATTTAATTAAATTTGGAACGACTGCTGATGACGCACTTGCCGCCATCGATAAGATAGCACCTGTATTCGTTGCTCTTGCCGGAATGCTTGCTTCTACAAGACTTGCCGGGGCCCATGCTGCTCAAGCTGGTGTCGCTGCTTTACTGATTGCAGGAGCCTTACTTCTTCTTAGCAAGTGCATCGAAGAAATTAAGAAATTTAGTTTCGACGATGTTATGCAGGCGGTATTGTTCCTTGGTCCTATGGCTCTTGCTTTAGGCGGAGCGATGATGCTCATAGGAGATGCCGGAAAACATGGCATTAAAGCGGCAGTTTCCATACTTGCAATAACAGCAGCAGTAATGCTTCTTAGCAAGTGTGTTGAACAGATCTATAACATGATTTCTGCTAATAATATGGACGACTTGCTGTCGAACATATTACAGCTTTCTGCCGCAGTAGCTGCTATTTCCATACTTGCTCTTGCGGTAGGAATGGCGGCTAAAGCTACTGAAAAAGCCAAGACCGCACCGATTTTAGCTATGATAATCGGCATAGGTCTTGTGATGGCTGGCATCGCGCTTATGTCACAGATACCAGATCAGGTTGCAATGCTGACATCTGCAGTTTCGTTTGCCATCGGTCTTGTGGCATTTGCAGGAGCAATTGCTCTTGCTTCGAAGGCATCTGAGAAGGCAAAAGTAGGACCTATGCTCGCGATGGTTGTGATGACCATAGCGGTAGCTGGCTCTCTCGTTGTGCTTGCTCAGCTTCCTATAGGAAGTGCCCTTGCTGCTACATTATCTTTAGCAGCAGTTATCGCTGTTCTTGCAGGTGCAGCTGATTTGGCTAAAAAGGCAGCTGATGGTGCAAAGGCTATGGCTATTATGGCTATACCGTTAGCGGCTGCAGCAGCATCGCTTTATGCGCTTTCCAGCGTGAATGTAGAAACATTTATTCCTTCAGCTATAGCTCTTGGAATCATAATGGGTGCCATGGCTGGTTCAGCGAAGATAGCCAATGACGCAATTAAAGGAGCTACATCGGTTCTTATCATGAGCGTACCGTTAGTTGCTGCAGCTGGTTCTCTTTACATGCTGTCTGGCATAAACGCCGATAACTTTATTCCTGCAACTGTCGCTATCGCTGGAATCTTGTTCTCGATGGCCGGTGCAGCGAAATTAGCTAATGATGCAATTAAGGGAGCAGCTGCGCTTTTACTTGTGTCGCTTTCATTAGTTCCTGCGGCATATTCACTTGCTCAGCTTGCTGTATTTGATTGGCAATCGATTGGAGCAGCAGCTGCCGTACTCGCCGTTACAATGGGCGTACTCGCTGGAATTGGTGTAGTGCTTGGAAAAGCTGGTCCAGAAGCCATGTTAGCCGTAGTTGCATTCGGTGCAGCTCTTATCGAAGCGGGTTACGCGTTCGAATTATTTGGAGAGGCAGCAATACTGTTTGCAGAGGCAGTGGATACTGTTGTTGATTCGTTTATAAAGCTCGGTAGCATGTCAACGGAAGAAGTGGATCGCGCTAAATATGCAATTGAGCAGTTTGGTGTAGCTATCGGCACCGGTCTTGCGAACGCTGTAACTTCGTTTGTCACCACAATAGTTAGCAGTCTTATTTCTGGTTTGACTCAGGCTGTAACGACCATTGTCGGATTCGTTGGGCAGTTCGTGGGAGCAGCGGCTCAGCTTATCGGAGGACTGATCTCAGGATTCCTTAGCAGAGCAGGCGAATTCCTTACAACCGTTGGCAAAGCTATTTCTGATGCGGTCGCTAAGGCTGGTGAATTCGTTAAGGACTTCCTTGCCAAAGGTGCCGAGTTCATCTCGAATCTTGTTCAGGGTATTTCTGGAAAAGCAGGAGAAGTCAAGCAGCAGTTTGAAACCGCTATTCGGGACGCTCTTGGCGCAATCGGTAATTTTGTCGGAGAATTCAAATCAGCCGCTGAAAACCTAGTCGCTGGTTTCATTTCCGGAATTACATCAAAAATTGACGAGGTTACGACCGCCGCTAGCAGCTTAGCTTCTGCCGCTGCTGGAGCTGTCAGAGGAGCACTTAAGATCAACTCGCCTTCCAAGGTAATGATCCCGATAGGTGGAGGTGTTCCTGAAGGTCTTGCTGTTGGTATGCTCAAGGGCAGAAAAGATCTCTATGACGCCGCTGTAACAACTGCCAAGAAAGCGGAAGATGGTACAAGAGATGCTCTGCAGGTTCACTCAGCATCTCCCTTGTTCAAAGCAATAGGCGAATGGATCCCTAAGAGCACAGGAGACGGCATCAAGGAAGGCGCAAAGAATCTTAAGGATACGACTGTAAAGGTCATGTCCGACAACGTTATCAAACCTGTAGCAGACACCGCAACAAAAGCTAAAGGCTATGGCGAGAAAATCAGTTCTGCACTTTCTAATTCCGTTGATATTAAAACCGGACTTACGGATGTGGCTAACATGCTTGGCGCTGACGAAAGCACATGGTTTGCATTTGGGCAGCAGGTAAGCGAAGTTGGTACTGAGATTGCAACAGGAATTACCAATGTCACACAACACACATCAGCACTTGATAGCGATACAGCAGCAGTTAATTCCAATACTTCTGCTAAGAAATCTGCATCTTCTGCAGCAAAAGGATATTCTAAGGCAACATCAGCCGCTTCGGAAACTGTGAAGAAGCAAGTTGATATTATGGATTTTGCGAAGGGCGCCATCGAAGCTTACAAAGAAATGTACGGCGATACGATGCTTGTCCTTTCTGACACCAGTCCTACAGATGCTGCGAAACGTGCCATTATGGGTCTTGCGGAGGCGACTTACTATGCTTCACTTAAGGCTAAAGACTCCGCTGGTGTAGCTAAAGAAGCTTCCGAAGATGCTCAGAAAGAGATTGAAAAGATTGCTGAAGCTTATACCAAGCTCAGAGACAACATTGCCAATACTATCGAGAACCAGATGGATGTTTTTAAGAAGTTCGAGTACGATGGCGAGAAAATTACCGGTACTAAAATTCTTGAAAACATGCAGTCAAATGCCGATGCCGCCAAACGCTTCGAAGTAGATATGAAGAGAATGGCCGAGAAGGGATTTGCACAGCCTCTTATGGAGAAAGTTGCAGAACTCGGTCCTAAGGGCATTAAGACCATCGAGGCTTTCCTCAAGATGTCAGAAGAACAGATTGAACGTGCTAATCAGTTATATGGTCAGATAGTAGAGCTCCCGTATCAGGTTTCGGATAAGACTATTGCATCTTGGGCTTATGCAGGTCAGATGGCTATGCAGGGCTTTGCCGATGGCATTGGGAACAGCGGAGAGGTTGCCAGCAACAAGGTATTTGATGTTGCAACGCAGACTCTTACTACTTTGGAAACTACTCTTGACGAGCATTCACCGTCGAAGAAGACTTTCGCGATGGGCGAGTTCTTCTCTCAGGGTTTTATCGAAGGTATTGCTTCTAAGGCTAACGACGTTATTGCGTCCGTCTCCGACCTTGGTAAACGTACGGTAGAAAATCTTGGCATTTTCAACGACAAGTCTCAGGCTATCAAGCTTGGTGAAGACATCTGTCTTGGTCTTGCTGAGGGTATTAAGTCTAAGACTCAGGACGTAATTAGAGCTGCTAAAGACATGGCTGATGCTGTGCTTGAAGCAACCACTGACGTTCTTGAGATTAACTCCCCGTCAAAAGCATTCGAGAGAATCGGTATGTATTCAGACGAGGGTCTTGCCAGAGGATTACGTGATTACTCCGGAAGAGTGGGCAGCGCTGCTGAAGCTCTTGGGCGTGGTGCTTTGGACAATGTTCAGTCTGCAATTGAGTTTGTAAAAGACATGCTTAACGAAGGACTGGACGACGGACCGACAATTACTCCTGTTCTGGACCTCTCTAACGTGGTGTCTGGAGCTGGGGCAATTGACGGACTGCTGAACGGCACAACACTCAATGCAGCAGGCGCTATCCAAATTCAAAATGACCGCAATAATCTTGTCGATGCAATGAAAGACGCATTCTCTTCGATCATGATGACTGACACTCCTAATGGAGATATTACAATCAACGTTTATGGGGCACAGGGTCAGGATCCGAGAGCCATTGCAGAGGCAGTTGAAGAGAGACTATTAATTAAGTTCAATCGGTTGAGGGCCGCAAGAGCATGATAAACTATTTAACTTTAGATGGTAAACCCAGCTTGGATTTCGGTCTGATTATTTCTGGGGCGGGAACTATGAACTCGCCTCAGAAACGTTACGAAGAAGTCGATATACCCGGTAGAAACGGTAAGCTTCTTCGTAACACCGATAACTTCTTTGATAACGTCGAGCTGAGTTACGAATCTTTCGTTTACGAAAATGGTGACTTCATCTCGAAGCACATGCATAAAGACTTTCTGGACACACGCACACTCCAGGAAAAGATGAGAGCACTCAGGGAGTATCTCGGGTCGAGAAATGGGTACATGAGAATTGAAGATACTTATAACCCGGAAGAGTATCGGCTCGGATACTTCGCTGGGCCTCTACAGGCTGAAATCGATCAGCACCTGAAGATCGCTCAGTTTACTCTGACATTTATGTGCAAGCCACAGAGGTTCCTAAAAGACGGAGAGATTCCTCATGAGTTCAAATCAAAAGGATCTCTACACAACAATACCGGCTTTACCGCAAGACCTCTTATCAGAGCTTACGGAACCGGCTCGTTTACAATTGACGGAGTAACAGTTCGTATTAACTCCGCCAATTCTTATACCGACATTGACTGCGATCTTATGGAGTGCTACAAAGGCGCAACTAATTGCAACGGCAATGTCACATTAGCATCTGGAGCATTTCCTGTTCTTAAGAGCGGGGACTGCTCCATTTATATGTCTGGAATTAGCAGACTTATTGTCACACCAAACTGGTGGACACTGTAAGGAGGTGAAGCGATGATTCCGATCTTATTTGGTCCTAACGAAGGGCTTACGAACGGCTTTACGACGAACGGAATCGGAAGACTTTCCGCCTGCAGCAGATGCGAAGTTACTGAATCGATCAACGAAATGTTTGAGCTGGAGATGGAGTATCCGATGAGCGGTCCTCACTTTAGTGATCTCAGAACTGGTAATATTATTGGCGCTGTACCATTTCAAAATGGGTCGATTCAGGGCTTCGAAATCTATAAGATTACCAAGCCGATTAACGGGATATCCACAGTCTATGCAAGACACGTATCGTATAGGCTTAGCAATACCCCGGTAAATAAGTTCTCTTATCACGGAGTAAAGAATCTGTTTAATGCTCTGCCTACTATTGCTATGGAGCCTTGCCCGTTTACATTCACTACTGATGAGACAAGTACAGCGGACTACGTAACTACGCTTCCGAGGTCAATTAGAGAAACTCTTATCGGCAACAAAGAGTCAGTCCTTACGATGTATGGCGGCGAATTCCAGTGGGATAACTATAAAGTTATTCACAAGAAGAACCGCGGCTCAGATAAAGGAGCAAATGTCCGGTATGGCAAGAATATTATCGACCTTACTCAGGAAGAGAATATTGAGAAGACTATAACCGGAGTGCTTCCTTATTACAACAGTAATAACATCTATAAGACTTTATCTGCGCCCAGACAGAGCGCAAATGCAAGCAAGTTCCCATACCACAGGACTTCTATCATTGATTGCACGAGTGACTTTGAGAATCCTCCGTCTGATGAGGCTCTTATCCAATGGGCTGATAACTATATGACGAAGAACAAAGTTGGAGTACCGACTGTAAGCCTTACGGTATCTTTTGTGGATCTCAAGAATACCTATGAATACATGGGGCTTCCTATGCCGTCTATCAATCTTGGAGACACGGTTACGGTGTACTTTGAGACGCTTGGCATTACAGAAAAATCCTATGTGAACAAGACGGTGTGGAACGTTCTTACAGATAGCTATGACTCAATTGACATCGGGGAAAAGAAAGTTACATTAACCGATGAGCTTGAGAAAGCATCGGCACTTGCCGGAGACGCACTTACAGATGCCAGAATGAGCTACGCTTTGGATAAGGCTACCGGAACACTTAACAGCGGACTTCGTGGTCATATGATCCAGAACAGGAATTCCGATGGATGGGCAAATGAGCTGCTCTTCCTTGACAATGAGAACATCAATCAAGCAAGAAATGTTCTTAGAATTAACTATGCCGGTATTGGCTTTAGTTCAACCGGCTATAACGGAAACTTCTGGCAGTCATGGACTCTTGACGGAAAGATGACCCTTGGCGGTGTTAACAACAGCTATGGCGATCTGTGGCTTCTGTCATCTCAGGCAGTTCCAATGGTAGAGCTCGATAACGATGGGCTTAAGCTGTGGAACATTACCGACGCAGGATTCCTTGCTAATGGCGTGATGTACAAAGACGGCGACCATACTGAAGCTATAACCCCAAGAGAAGGCTCATATTATGTAGACCAGACCGAACGGAAAGTCTACAAATATGATGGTGGATACCACGAGCCAGAAGATCACGAAGGTATTATGGCTCAGATGGTTCATAAGGGTTTTGGACTCTATGAAGGCGATATAGACCTCAAATGGAACGGTATGACTGGTATCTATTTCCATGCTTCCGAAGAAGAGGGAACATCAGATACTCTTGAAATTGGCGATTTCATGGTTGTCTATGAAGAAGAGTATGGACGACAGATTTGGGAATCTTCCGACGAGTGCACTGGAATGTCTGGCGAACCTGCACAGTGGGGTCAGTATTACCTTTGGGCTGGGTACCACAGAGAATCCGGAGAAGATCCCGACGGAACCGAATATGACACTGAAGAGGTCACGTTTGCTGTGGAAGACCAGGGCGGCGGTGGAAATGACATCGTCAAAATCAATGGACATCTTTGGGTTAATGGTATTGATATTATCGATTACATTGATCAAAAGACATCTGGCGGTGGAGACGACGGACCCGGTGATGATCCTGGCGAAGATAGCGGTGGCACAGGCCCCGGATATCAGAATTAAAGGAGGAAATACATGGCAATTTCAACACAAATCCAGAATCTTAATCTGATTCCGGGAAAATCAGCCCCTGTGGTAGTTCATCTGTCGCAGGGAAATGTCGGCAATACGGTGCAGTTCTATTTGTACGATGGCGACAATCCGTACTATCCGACTAATGTCTCTATCGCAGTTCATGGTGTTAGAGCAGATGGTTCCGTATTTGGACCTTATACTGTATCCGCAACTAGTGGCAGTAATCTTGTATCATTTGACATCGTAACCGCGATGACTTCTGTAAATGGAGCGGCTATCGGAGAACTCGTGCTCACAGATAGTAATCAAAATCAGATCGGATCTGCTAATTTCGGAATGCTTGTGGAAGCGGCACCTTATTCTTCAAGCGTGACATATGAAGACGATCTTTCCATCTACCAGCGAATTCTTGCTTATGTCAATAGTGAACGAAGCGAACGTATTTCAAAAGATGATCTACTTCAATCAGAAATAGATCAGCTTGTTGCTCCATCTGGAGAGGCGCCTTCTTCAGCGGAAGTGTTGAACGCGCGGATAGGGAATGATGGCGTAACTTACAACACATTAGGAAACGCTATACGTACACAATTCTCTGATATTATCAACGCTTTAATTAAATCGGGGATTATGGTTGAGGCTAATTATAGTTCACTAATTGGCGTAATCAGAGCTAGTGATGGGGCAGTAATTGGAGATACCCCAAACTATCACACGACAAATATATTTGTTCCTGCAAATTGTTTTGTTGTGGTGAACGGATGGTCCTACGCTGGTCACTCGATTATTGCAAAAGTGAATGCCGATGATACGTATACTTCTGTAGTAAATTGCACAGTAAATGGCCAGAAGACAACGACTTATAAAGCAGAAGAGGACATGTACATTTCTTGCTCTTATTGGGGTCGAGAACCGTTCACCTTATATATAATTTCTACCGGGACATCATCTATGAAAGTTAATCAGCCGCTGGATTTTGGAGGTAGACCTTATTACGGAGACAATGGACAGATCCTTCGGACAAAAGGAGATGGTTCTACAGAATGGACTAGCGTTGGGGCCCCAACGGACGAGCAAACAGCTACGGCGATTAATACATGGCTCGCCAATCATCCAGAAGCAACAACGACCGTTCAAGATGGTTCTTTGACTGACACAAAACTCTCTAATGCGTTAAAAATGAAAGCAATTAATCAATACGTTACACCGGAAATGTATGGCGCAATTGGAGATGGTGTTGCGGATGACACCACGCCGCTTCAAAATGCTTTGGATTCCGATTATCCAGTATATATCCCTAATAAGAAATATGGGGTATCAAGAGGGTTAACTATCACCAAAGATAAGTTAGTAAATGCTGATGCTTCTGCGGAAATACTTCCGATTTCTTCAGTAGACACTCTTCTCACTATCGGAAAAGACACGGTAACGCCTACAAATCCAGTTATGCCGGGGCTTTTAAAAGTAATGTGGAGCGGAGGAACTTTTAATTGCAAAAACGGACAAAATGTTGCTACTGTCGGCATTGAAATAGTAAAACTATATCATTCAAAATTTGAGAATATTTCGGTAATCAATGTAAGTGGAACTGGCGTAAAATATTCTGGAACATATGGCGCCATGGCTATTTGCGAAAATATTGCGGTGAAGGGCGTTAGCAATTCCCTCGGAGAATACGGTTTTGATCTGTCCAGGAACGACACCAGAATTTATAATTGCTCTGTAATAGATTGCAAAATAGGTTTCAACATAACAAAAGCATACACGCGGCTTGTTGGATGTTGCTGCTGGGTCACGCATTCTAACAATTGGAATCAAACTGTTGGATATGTTGTAGACGCAGACAACTGCGGATTTGTAGAATGCACAGTAGACACAACCAAAACAGGATTTTTGTTTACAAACAAAACAAAAAACATTGCGATTACTAATCTATTTTGGTTAGTTAATACTAGTGTGGTTTCTGATTATACTGGGATGATCCTTTTTAAGGGAAGCGATAGCAATAATCCTGCAGTAGTGTGTGGAAGTGTTACCGGTTTGCAGATGAGCTCCTTCGAATATCCTGTGATTTTAAAGCAAAACATGGCAGAAGGAACTGTATTTTCTATTTCAGGCGTAGGTACATCCAGCACGGATAACATCGACGGAATTTCGGATGTGGTTTTTATAGCCGAAGATAATAAAATCGTTAACGAGTTAAAACCGGTTGGCAACTACTATCTTGCCGGAATGGAAACTAGCCCTACTACTGCAAATGGGCCATTAACTAAATCTATTACTTTGCCGGCTGGCGTTTATATAGTAACCGTAATATTGCCATATGTGACCGGCCTTTCTAGTAGCGGATCTGCATGTAAATTAAGAATGACCTCTACTGCAGATACTTCGGTAACTACTTCATTAGGGTATCATTTAATTAGCCCAGGGTTTAGCGCCGGTTTCTCTGAAATGGTAGTGCTTACTGAAGAAATGACAGTGTATGCCGAAGCAGCAAATGAAATAACTCATCAGAATAACAATGGAACAGGCATTCGAGCGGTAAGAATTAGATGATTACCAAAAAAGAAAGGCTATGCTAATGGAAATCCTTACGTTCATTGGCTCGCATTGGTTGGAATGGCTGTTTACGGCTGTTCTGGCTGTCTTGTCTTGGCTTTTCAAGCTGATGCGTGACCAACTTAAACAGGAACAGGCAAAGAACGAGGCTATTGCGGAGGGCGTACAGAGCCTCTTAAGAGAATCTATTGTCAGCAATTACAATAGATATTCTGATCGTGGCTTTTGCCCAATCTACGCAAAAGAGTCGATCAAGAAAGTCTACAAAGCATACCACAACCTTGGCGGCAACGACGTTGCTACGGAACTTTACAACAAAGTTCTAAAGATGCCAGAAGAGAAGAAATAATGTACGTATTCTTCAATCCTAATCCGGAGGGGAAGTCGGTTGATGATTGCGTAGTCAGAGCAATAAGTAAAGCCACTAATAAGCCCTGGGAGCAGATCTACATAGAACTCTGCCTCCAGGGTTTTATTATGGGCGACTTACCCTCTGCAAACTCCGTATGGGGAGCTTACCTTCGCCACAAAGGTTTTAAACGGTATCTCCTTCCTGATACTTGCCCCGACTGTTATACGGTCTCTGATTTCACAAGAGACTTTCCAACAGGGACGTATCTTATTGGAACAGGAGAGCATGTTGTGGCAGTAGTAAATGGTGACTATTACGATTCCTGGAATTCTGGAAACGAGGTTCCTGTTTACTACTTCAAATGTTAATCGTCATTTGAAAGGAGAAAACTATGGCAGATTATTACAACCCCTATAGCCCATATCAACCTTACGTACCGCCGGCACCTACGTTTTATCCGAGCTTAACTACGCCAAGATCCGCAACGCAGATGCCGATGCAGAACAATCAAAATGGAAGCCCAAATACATTCCAGTGGGTTCAGGGACAGGCAGGAGCAGAGGCTTATTTGGTAGCACCCGGAGCGAGTGTCATCCTTATGGACTCTAATGCCCCTGTCATTTACTTCAAATCTGCTGATCAGAACGGCAGATATTTACCAATGAAAACCTATGACCTTGTGGAGAGAGTGGCTGATGTTCCGGAGCAGAAACCGCAACTTGACACGTCGTCATTCGTTAAGCGAGATGAGATTGAGAAACTTATAGCAGCTGAAGTCGACCGGCAGCTTAATGCTCCGACTAAGAAGGAGGTCTAATTATGGGCAATCCTTTCTTCAACCTGGGAAACAGAAACCAGAACTACCAGCCTAATTCTCCAATGGGCAACATGCAGAACATGTTTAGTCAGTTCCAGCAGTTTCGGAACAATTTTAGGGGAGACCCTAGACAGCAGGTTCAGGATTTACTGAATTCCGGAAAAATGAGCCAGGAGCAGTTCAACTATCTTTCTCAGCTCGCGCAGCAGTTTCAATCAATGTTTCATAAGTAATGAAGGAGGAAATTCATTATGGCATTAACAGACAACGGTAATGGGCTCAGCGCAGCAGATGTTGCGGCAGTTGTCGGTAATAATGGTGGAGCGTTTGGCAACGGCTTCTGGGGAGACGGAAGCTTCTGGATCATCATTCTGTTCCTGTTTGCCTTCATGGGCAATGGTTGGGGCGGATTTGGAGGTAACACCGGTATGATGCCGTATATGATGAACAATAATGTTGATGGTACTGTGCAGCGTGGCTTTGACCAGCAGGCGCTTATTGGCGGTATCAACGGCATTAATGCATCTATTAATTCTCTTGCACAGGGTCAGTGCAATGGCTTTAACGGCGTAACCGCTGCAATCAATAACGGATTCTCTTCCGCAGAAATTGCTAATAACGCTCGTCAGATCGCTAATATGCAGCAGCTTAACACCATCGCGATGGCTCAGCAGAATTGCTGCTGTGAGAATCGTGCTGCCGTAGCCGATCTTAAATACACCGTAGCTACCGAGGCTTGTGCTGACAGAGCAGCTGTTGGCGACGCCCTGAATTCCGTTCTTAATGCAATGAATGCCGGCATTCAGTCTGTTAAGGATCAGATGTGCCAGGATAAGATCGACGCAAAGAATGAGCGTATCGCAGCTCTCGAGAGCCAGCTTAACATGGCAACGCTTCGTGAATCTCAGACTGCACAGACAGCTCAGATTCTTGCAAATAATGCGGCTCAGACTGCAGCTCTTGAGCAGTATCTCAATCCGGCTCCGATCCCTGCCTATATGGTTCAGAATCCGAATTGCTGTTCCCAGAACTTTGGATGTGGTTGCGGTTGTGGCGCATAAGGAGGACTAACAATGGCTGCAGAATTTACTTCTAATGCTCTGCAGACAGTAGCTGCCGGTCAGAACGTGCTGTTTGCCGAGACGGCTATCCCCTGCAGAAAGGGTTATGTGATTCACAGAGAAGGTGCTGGCGTAATCACTCTTCGCGGCATTGTTAATTGCCCAAGTGCGTGCTCTGCAACTTACGAAGTATCTTTCGGAGCAAATATTGCTGTTCCTGAAGGTGGTACAGCAGGCCCGATCTCTATTGCCATCGCAATTGATGGCGAATCTCTTCCTACAAGTTCCGCTATTGTAACTCCGGCTGCTGCTGGAGACTTCTGGAATGTCTACGTTACGGCAAATATTCAGGTTCCGAGAGGATGCTGCTTCATGGTTGCCGTAGAGAATACATCTGATCAGGCGATTAATGTCCAGAACGCTAACATCAAGATCAACAGAACAGCTTAAAGGAGGAGAAAAAGATGGAGAGACTTTATGATGATGTTAAACAGCTCCTCCACAAGGAGATTGATGGGATTGTCAAGAAGGGCAGCCTTACACCTCAGGAGCTGGAAAGCCTTTATAAGGCGGTGGATGTTCTCAAAGACCTCTGCGAGATCAAAGAAAAGGAGTCTATGGAGGATACCGGATACTCCGGCAGGATGCCATGGACGTATGATGATCGCTACTACGACATCCATTCGTATAAGGGCGCTAATGGCGGATACGGTTCCAATGGATATTCTATGAGAAGAGACCAGACCGGCCGCTATAGCAGAGAAGGCGCAAAAGAGCACATGATTGATGGATTATATTCCATGATGGGAGACGCTCAGAACGAAGCTGAACGTGGAGCCATTCAGGATTGCATCAATCGGCTTAAATCCTGATGGGAGGTGATCCTGTGCATCTGTCCAACAAAACGTACGACATTCTCAAATGGATTGCCCAGATTTTCTTGCCGGCATTAGGTACTCTGTACGGAGCGCTTGCTGGTATCTGGGGGCTTCCGTTTGGTACGGAGGTGGTTAAGACAATTATGGCGGTGGACTTCTTCCTGGGAGCCTTGCTTGGTCTTAGCTCAAATAAGTACAAGAAGGACCAGGAGAAATTCGGATACACAGAGTAAAAATTCCCCGGGTGGAAAATTCTGAAAAACAAGGGCTAGTGAGGTTTGCTAAGGTTCCGACATAGGGAACACGATGACTCACCCAACTAGCCCTTCTTTATATTTTGGAGGTGATTTCATGCCTTATTGCAGCGAAAAAAATAACGTTGATTGCGATTGCTGCAACATCATCCAGCGAGGTACAACCACCAGAAATACTTTCGAAGTGGAGAAAGACCTTACTGACGCCTCCGAGATCTATGTCTCATATGAGCAGAGCGGAAAAGTAGTGGTCGAAAAGACCCTTGAAAACGGGGTTTCCATTGTTTCAGAAGAGCAGATAGCGGTTGATCTTTCTCAGGATGATACCCTTGCCCTTAACGAACATTATCCGGTAAAAATGCAGATTAGAGCCAAGTTTCCTTCTGGTTCAGCGGTTGCTTCTTTCACTATGAGCGCTAGTGTTGGCGAAATTCTGAAAGAAGGTGCGATATGAGCTTCAAAGCAAAGTTTGCAGGAGAATGTCCAGTACGCGCAAAATTTAATTCTGAGACTCCTATTAAGGCCAGATTTCAATCGTTTCAGAGGATTGATTCCGGAGCAGTAGTATTATCGGATACTACCGAAAACTGGAATAAGCAGGCTTCACTTATCAGCGAGCTTAACACTGTTTATGTCTATATAGATCATCAGACAAAAACAGATGAAGAAGGAAAAGAGATCTGGATTCCCGGAATCAAAATAGGAGATGGAAAAGCCTATTTAATCGACCTTCCATTCAGCGATGAGTTAATGATTGCTCATATCAATGATCTCGGAATTCATGTTACTCCGGAAGAAAAAAAAATCTGGAATAACAAGGTTCGAACATACATGGACACTGTCGAAGGCGAGCAGCTCGTCTTTACTACACATTAAGGAGGGTTATACATGCCTGATATTAGTCAAATCAAGTTACCTAGCGGTAGTGTATACAATATTAAGGACCAGGGCGCTCGCGATCTTATCGAAGCTCTTGAGAGCAGTACGGGATTCCTTGGTGTTACCACAACGGCAATTTCCGAAGGCTCTACGACAAACCCGATCATGATTGGAGGAACTTCTACCACAGCAAAGATCGGTAATATTGTCACCTACGGTTCTAAGGAATTCGTATTTAACTACGACAACAAATGGCAGGAGTTTGGTGATCTTTCAAGCCTCGGAGCTCTTGCTTTTAAAGATAGCGCCAGTGGAAGTTATAAGCCTGAAGGTACGGTAAGCCAGCCGACGTTTACTGGTTCCGCATCCACGGTTACGGTGACGGCTACCGATAACACAAACGGAAACTATCAGCCTGCAGGTACTGTGTCGAAACCGTCATTTACTGGAGCATCAATGACATCTACCGGTAAGTTCACTCCTGCAGGAGATGTCACGGTAACTACAAAATCTACCACAAACAAAACTGCTACTGTTGCTCCTGCAGCATCTGGTGAAGCAACTTATACTCCTGGAGGCACTGTAGGTACTCCGACAATTACTGTAACACCAAATACGGCCACTGTTAACAGTATCACAGACGTTGGTTCGCTTCCTACGTTTGGAGCAACTGTTGAGGATGAGCTCCTTACACTGAGCTTTAGCCAGGGAACGCTTCCGACCAAGGGATCTAATCAGACAGTTGTGACCGGCATTAAATCTGCAACTTCTACTCAGCCGTCCTGGACAGGTACTGGTGTAAGACTTGTGACTGGAAACATCCCTGTACCGAGCGCTTACACCGCAACATTCGATGGATCTGAAGGAAACGTAAGCGTATCAGGTACAACCACGGGCTCTGTATCTCAGCCCACATTCACCGGTACAAAGGTTCAGCTTGCAGGTACAACTACTGCATCCGGTACGGTATCTCAGCCGACATTCACAGGTACATCCAAGAACGTCACAGTTTCATAGTAAGGAGGTGTCTTTATGGCAGACATCTCGAAAATTAAGACTCCTAACGGTAATCAGTACGACCTGAAAGACGCGCAGGGCCGTGCTGATGCCCTGGAGCTCGCGAAACTTGCCTATATTCAGGAACTTAAAGACCTATGTCTGTTTGCAGAGATCGCAAATGGAAGTTAAGGGAGGCGATTCCTATGGCTTTTAATAAGCAGCAAGGCATTGCGACTGCCAAAGCTGAGGTTGGTTACCTCGAGAAAAAGACTGGTAATATTAAATTTCTTTACGAAAAGAAAGCTAATGCCGGATCTAATAACTACACAAAGTACGGGTATGAGATGCATAATCTGTACCCTGAGGTCATGGACTACCCCGCATCGTGGTGCGACTGTTTTGTCGACTGGGTATTCATGAAGTCCTTCGGTGTAACGAACGCCAAAAAACTTCTTGCTGGAGATTTCGACGATTATACGGTTAACTCTGCAAATCTCTACAAGAAAAAGAACGCCTGGTATAAAGAACCTGAGGTAGGCGATCAGATATTCTTCAAAAACAGCACCAGAATCTGCCATACAGGGCTTGTGATTGATGTTACGGGCTCTTATGTAAAGACTATTGAAGGAAATACGTCTGATAGTGCAGAGATTGTTCCTAATGGCGGGGCAGTTTGCGAGAAAGTCTATCTCAAATCGAACTCCAGAATCGCAGGATACGGAAGACCGGCTTATGAAAAAGATATTCCGGTTGAGGCAGGCTGGAGAAGAGCAGCTGATGGCAAACGCTGGTGGTACGAGTATTCCGACAGAAGTTATGCAGTTGGCTGGAAGGTTCTGGATTCTTCTACAGGTCCGCATTGGTATTACTTCGATAAGGATGGCTACATGCTGACCGGAAGACAGAAGATTAACGGAGAATTATATTTCCTGGAAGACACTCTGGGAGCAAATGAAGGCGCCTGCTTTATTTCAAATGAGTCTGGCGCGCAGAGGATATGGACGTTATATTAAAGGGGTGATTCCATTGTCCGAATTAATTAAATATGTTCACAGAAAGGGCGGAGCTGAAGTCTGGGCTTACAAAGTTACCATGGCAGGAATTGAAGGGTACAATGTTGTAGGACCCGGAGGCGGTACTGTCTGGTGGACAAAGGAGCTCTTCGATAAGGTTTACAAGCCGTGTTCGTAGTATACGGGTAAGATACAAATAAACCCGGGCAGCAGGAGTTACTTCCTAATAATAAGCATCCTTGCGGTCCGGGCGAAATACCCCTTCAAATTCGAAGATATTGAAGAATTAACTGGAGAAATCCGAGTTAGTGCGAGATCGCTGAATTTAAAGGGGTTTAGAACCTTTAGATTTGACTTAGAATGAAATATTTGAAGATCGTAGTATACATGTAAGATACAGATTTATATTTTGTTTAGGTCGTCTACAAGTTCTTTTATCTCGACAGTCGTATACAGGCGGTCTGTGAGATCGGTTATGGCATGGCCAAGGATCTTCTTTCTGTGAAGGTCAAGCACTCCTGCTTTCTTAAGAAGAGTAGAGCAGGTCTTTCTGCAGTCATGGGTCTTGTGATCCATATGAAGGTTCGCCATAATTGGTTTCCAGACATTGTGAAGGAAGGAATCGTACTTTGAGTTAACTCTCCCAGGGGTATTATAAAAGTATTCGTTATCGGTGCTGTACCGTTTCTCGATAAACGGATATATCTTATCGGAAATTGGTATAGCACGGTTCCTTCCGGCTTCTGTTTTTTCACCTCCTATCATGTATCTCTCATCCAGATGGATGTCTTCGTTTCTGAGAATCATCAGCTCACCTGCTCTCATTCCGGTGTAAATAAGAATCAGTATCAGGTCGAGGTTGCAGGTTTCTGGTTCGTTTTCCCAAAGAGTCTTAATCTCATCCTCAGTAAAGATTGTGTGGGCTTCTTTGGTACTTTTAGTGTACTTCATGGTAATGAACTGTGTAAGGTCCCTTTCCACAAGTTCTCTCTGCAGGGCGTATTTGTACATTCCTCTGAGAAGAACCGATATGAAAGTAAGGGAAGACCTTGAGAGCTCCTGATTCTTAAGAACAGCCTCTTGAAGATCATCTACAGTGATATTTCTAAACTTCATCTTGTGAAGACCTTTGAGATGGTTAAATGCAAACTTATTTGTCTTTTCTGTCTTCTCAGTGTTCTTTCCAATCTTTTTCCGCTGCTCCATATAGCTCTTATAGATCTCTTCAAACGTAGGAGAGTCTGTAACAGATGGGGTCTTCTTAACCTCAAACCCAGAATTATATTTGGCTAAGAAATTAATAGCATCCTTTCTCTTCTCGAAATAATCAAGGTATATAAATTTTTGCCGAAACTCACCTTCTTTCTCGATAACATCGCTTATCCGGACCGCAAAAGGTCGCCTTCTCTTTCCGGATAGCTTAATCACTGATCCGAAACCATTTGGATTCTTCATGATATTTGCACCTCCTGAAAGTAGTATACAACTTTTACTTGACTCGAACAAGCGTTTGTTGTAATATACAGATCACAGAACGAACAAGCGTTCGAAAAAGGAGGGTTGTTATGAGTGAGGTATCAACGAGACAGGCAGCAGAAGAGCTTGGCATGTCGGTCCTAACCGTCCAGCATCTGATGAGGCAGGGCAGGCTAAGAATTGGCGTAGCTCTCAAGAGAGAAGGCTGCAACAGATGGAGCTATTATATTTTTAGACATGCTCTGGATGAAGAGAAGGAGAGATTAAAAGGGGGAGAAAGGTTATGTTAGAGGAATACAATATAGGAAGACACCGGTTCTGCGAGCTGAAGCATTTCTGTATGCAATATCCGGACTGGGTAGCCTGTTACAGACGTGTTAAAGGAAACGGGCTGTGTAAAGGCGAGGATGATATTACAGGAGACACAGCGGTACAAAAAGCTGATTATGGACATGCCATAGAGCTGATCGAGACGACAGCGAGAGCAACGAGCCTGGCATACGCAGATTATATTCTCAAATCTGTTACGGAAGACGTTTCGTATTCTTATCTAAAAGATAAAGGTCTTAGATGTGATAAGGATACATTTGACGAGCTCCGTGGCAGATTTTTTTATTTGCTCTCTTTGAGGAAGGGAATGTGATCGCAGAAAATACATCTCTTTTAATAGAAACTAGATCATTGATTTATTAAAGGAGGTATTTTATGAGCAAATACAATAAGATTTTGGTTTACACTATTATTTCGCTTTTATGTGAAGTTTTATGTGTTGCGGCGCTAATATTCGATATCGGCGGTTTGTTAAGAATCGTTTGCATAATTGGATGGATAGCCACAATACTCTCTGATATATTGAGCGTTATGATAGTGGATCATTTGTATCGCGAGAATAAGTCTTATAGAGAAGACCTTGAGAGATTGCTTTGAATTTAGTTTCGGAGCAAGGGCTCATGTAGAAATTACATGGGCTCTTTCTTTTCGCATAATTTACAGGCCATATAATAGAAGATTAACTTAACTATTATATGGAGGTATTTATTATGATGAAGATGGTTATTGTTAGCTTATTAATGTCTATGATGATGTCCAATACGGGCACTGTTAGAACTATTACTAATTCTGATGGAGTTGTAATCTATCAGGATGTTGAACATTCTGACGGCACTAAAGACGTTATCGTTGATGTTTATGGCGATGAAGCTGTCGAAACTGAAGACCAAATTGTAAAGTGATTAACTTCAAAAGGCGAGTCCTACATGGACTTTCCTTTTTTCGCAATTAAAACACCGCTTATAATAGGAGTTTATTATATTTACACTGAAAGGAGTAAAGTTATGGAAGACTACAAGAACTTGGATGAACTGATCAAGAAGACCGAAGAGGCTTTGATTGCAATGGATCCTAACACGGATGATTATGACAAGACCGTTGAGACGCTTGCCAAGCTCCGTGGCTTGAAGCCGAAGCCGGAAGTTAAGAAGTCCTGGAGGGACTATATTAAGGATATGGCTCAGCCGATTGCTATGGTGTTTTGCGGGCTGCTTGCAGCTGGTGTTGGCGTATATCAGACGAAGAAGGTATCTGACATCGAAGACGAAGGTGTTGTGACCAAGTCCAAGACCATGTCAACCTGGAACAAACCGAAGATTATGTAAAATGATATTCCAAACCGGAGGGGTTCGTGTAATTTACACGGCCTCTCTGTTTTTGCCATTGAACGAAGTGAAACGACGTTGAGTGAAACGAAACTCGCAAATAAAACATCTCCTATAATAGGAAGTTTAATACTTAGTTTTAAGGAGGTATTTATTATGGAAGAAGCTCGTGTTGAACTTATTCATTGGAGAGAGAGGTACTTAGATGACCCGGTAGCATTTGTAGTTATGTGGTCCGATGGCACTTGGGAGGAATTCCAATTGCGTATCAGCTGTGGCTACAAAGACGGAAAAACCTATAAACAGCGCCTTGATCTTCACAAGATTATTAAGAAACCGAGATCTTTTGCAATTGATTACATTGAAAGAAAACGTAAAGAATTGAGCTAACTGAACTGAAAGCTGGTGTGATATTTACATCGGCTTTCTTTTTTTCGCATTTTTTACATGCCTCTTAATAGAAAGGAGGCTATTTATTATGGCTACTGTTTGTTTCACTGTAACGAAAGGAACTAAAGAGGTTGCAATTTGTGTTGGGAATGGCCCTGATGCAAACGGGTATCTCGTGACCTTTAACGAATCAGAACTTATGGCGTATAAAACTGTATCACTGATGAACTATGACGGTGAATTCATTGAATGCACTGACAAGGAAAAAATCAACAACAATTATATCTATACGTTCGAAGTTAAAGGAGCTAAGATATTAGTATATATCGGGTGGAAATACTCTATTCAAATTGAAATTTAGCATACTGGTTATAGTGAAAGGGGTTGCATAATTTGCAGCTCCTTTCTTTTTCGCATTTTTTACAACTCCTATAATAGAAAACTTATTAATTCTTTTATTGAAGGAGGTTTTATTATGAAGAAGTTTATGGAACTGATGAGAAGGCCAATCACTATTGGTGACTGTACCGTATTTGTTTTAGGACAAATTCTCGTGGCCTTAGGCGTGCTTGGCAAGCTTAAGATTGACGAGATGAGACGGAAAAAGACAAAGAAGGACAAGAAAGGTTACACAAAGATTAAGCTGGACGATATTCCGGACGACGACAACATTGAAGAAGTCCTTGGTTGGGATTAATAGTTTAAGCATGGGCTCATGTAGAAATTACATGGGCTCTTTTTTTCGCAATAAAAACATAGCATCTAATAGAACTTATAAATTCTTTTATTGAGGAGGTTTATTATGACATCTGAACAGAAAGAAGCTATTAAAGGTTTGAAGGAACAGGGCTATAAGGAACTGTACATTGTAGATCGCTACACTTCGCACAAAGTGGGATGCACCAATATGTGGTTCATCTATACGAACATCGAAGACGCTATGCGATGGATTGATTTATGCGAACAGCATTGGACTGGACGCGTAACCAAGAACATCGATAACGAGCGGAAGTATTCGTATAAGATTGGAGGTATTGATGTGGAGGACCGCTTTGTAATCACGAAAGTGGCATGACCACAATTTACGGGGGCTTGTAAAAGCCCTCTTTCTTTTGCCATTCGCAAAAATTACAAAGCATATAATAGAAAGATTATTAACCAATATTTAAAGGAGGAACTACTATGTTATACATTTTAGCTATTGTGGAACTGATTGCTGTGATCGTATTTGGATTCGAATTTTATTTCGCAACAAATATGACGCTGTTGTTTGTTTCTGGAGCGATAAGTGTAATACTTGGAGGTTGCTTAGCATTAGCGGCTAGTGATCCAGAAAAGGAAGAGGCTTAAACATAGCCTCTCTCTTTTTTCTAACGTTTTAATAGAATTGAGGTGACACTATTGCGTTATCACTACGAAAAACCGGAGAGCTACAGTACGAAATATGGCAGGGTCTATCGCTGCAAGCATGATCTGTACAATCGCTGTACGCTTTATGAAAGAGATGGAAGAGGGCTTGCTGTGATACAGGCTCATTTCAGTCCTACCACCAAACATATCTGGTGGGGCGAGATAGATCCGTATCTGGTGGATGATATTTACGAACAGGAGAGATTTGAGAACTACTTTGCGAGAAACGCAGAGGAGCCTGACGAAGAAGGAGTCTATCCGACTATTACACTCCGGCAGATTATGTGGGCTATGAGGATGAAACCTCTTCAGAAGGAATTCTGGGAAGCCTGGGGTTAAAATATTGTATACTACTCTCTCAAATTGTGCTATAATTCTATTAATTTAATAAAATCTTTAGCCAAGGAGGAGAGTTATGACTTGTTCAAGATGCGGGGCTGAATTTGATGTTGCAAAGGTTAGAAGAAAATACGAGAAGGAGTTTGATGGGCTGGAGTATGACTGGGATTTCCCGAGTAATGATGTCTGCTTTGAGTGTGCAGAATGCGAAGCCAGATCAAACATTTCTGAAGGAATTGACGTTCTTTCCATGAAGCGTGGAGGGTTCTACGATTCAGACAACTAACTTCGCAATAAATACATCTCCTTTAATAGGAGGTGATTTACATGAAAGACGGAAAAGACACCAGAAAAGTTAAGAAGGTAATAATGATAACGTTACTAACGTTAACGGCATTTGAACTTCTGGGACCACTGGGACTTATACTGATTGTATTGTATTTCTGTATCTGAAAAGCAAGGGCTCATGCGATATTTGCATGGGCTCTTTTTTATTCGCAAAAATTACATGCCATATAATAGAGAATTGGTGTAAAGGGTAACACGCCGGGAAACCGGAGAAGGAGGTTCAAATCCATCCATTCTCTTTTTTCGTTCGCAAAAATTACAACGCATATAATAGAAAGAAACTTAATCTTATATTGATGAATGAAAGGAGAACAAAATGACTAGCATGACATTATTCGTGTTGGCACTTACTGTGTTCATTCTCGCTGGAGATTGGGCAAACTACAAAGAAGGAAGAGCTAATTAAACAAGCTCTTTCTCTTTTCGCCATGACGGGTAATGTTCGCAATAAATACAACTCTTATAATAGAACTGAATAACATTATATGGAGGTATCTATTATGATTAGAGATTTTATTGAAAACATGTTTCTGATACTTGCAGTATTATTTGGAGCTAACGCTGTTTATATCTTGGCAACAGGAGAAGGAGCAGCGAGATGGTTTCTGATAATTGCTAATGTATTGGTATCACTGTTCAATGGATTACTGTACAGAGTAGCAACCAAAAACAAATGATAGGAGGTGATAGACGAGGGTCGATGGAAACATCGGCTCTTTTCTTTTGTTCGCAGAAAAAACATCACTTCTAATAGGAGGTGAATGTTATGTTGCTTATTAATTTTATTGCCGGAATGAGTTTGGTGATTGCGATGGCAACTGGAAGCATGAATATTTGTGCGACTGGTTTGCTTGCGATTGTCTGCTTTTCCGGAGCAGAGGTAATTAGTAACGTATTAACCCGGAAGAAAGAGGCTTGAAACATAGCCTCTTATTTTTTTGAAAGGAGAAATTGCGATGACATGGAAAACTTTTGATGAACTGGAGACTGAGATTAATGCGGCATTTCCTGGCTACCGGGTACGAATGCACGAGGATGCAGACGGAGATACGGTTGAAGTTACTGTTGGGAAGTATCCGTCTGTAGCCACCAATGCGAAGTGCTCAAAAGAGCTTATCTACGAAACAATTGTTAATCGCGTTCTGGAGTTTGAGCGGGCAGAGGTGCTGCTCTCTAAGTCCAAGAACCCGGTGTTTATTTGAAGATTGAAAGGAGAAAATGATGAATTGGAGAGAAGAAACTAAGATCCCAAACATATATTTGTATTCTATTGATCCAAAAGGGCAAATAAAGAAACGGCATGGCTGCATGTACAAGACGGTTTACAAATCCGAATATTATGCGGAAACAGTGTCCTATCATTTCTATGAAATCGATAGTAGAGGAAAAGAAACAAATCGTTTACTGTGCGGAAAAAAGCCGGAGGTCGTTTACAACAATTGTGTTTGGACGGAAGAAGAGAATGACAAGCTGGCAGCAGATATTCTCACCGAGTATGTGCTGGGCGAGATTGAAAAACTTAAGACCAAAATTGGCAGACATGAAATGATTCTTGGAAATATTGAGGAATTTAGAAAAGGAGAAAACTATGGATTACGAAGTTGAATGGAACATTATGAGAAATATTTATGAGGATGAACTCCCTGGATTTGTTGCTGCAGCTTTTGCCGCACTTAGCCCCCATGAAAGGGAAGTCCTTAAGTACAGAAATGATCTCACTCTGGATAAAACGGCAAAAATATACGGCGTAACGAGCGAACGCATTCGTCAGATTGAGCAAAATGCTTTCAGAAAGATTCGTCACAGTATTGCTCTTTATGACGAGATTGCAAGGGTCGGAGAACTCAGTTGCGACAATATCGATAGCTTACGTTTCTCAGTTCGGACCAGTAATTGCTTAAAAAGAGGAAAAATCAGTAGCGTTACTGAACTCGCAAATCTTTCGTACGAACAGCTTATCAAGATAAGAGGTGTTGGACCGAAAGTCATCGCCGAGATCAATGAAAAGCTTAAAATGCGCGGCTATAAGCCCATTGTAAATGAGGAGGAAAACTAATGAACGAAGAACTGTGTGCAATTATTGAAAGAAATCTTATTGACAAAGTAGTAGGCGAGGTGAAGGTTGAGGCCGGTACTCGCTATAACAAGGCTAAGGAAATGTATGTCCCGGTATATATCGTTAACATCACGAGCCCGGACTTTAACTGGCATAAATGGTATGAGGTGGATTATATCTTCGACTACTTCAACTCCGGAAGGACTGTCGACGACCTGATCGGTCAGATCCTTTGGAAATACAAGGGATTTCTGATTTACAAGTGTGTAACCGAGAAGTATTTCAAGCTTACTGCATAAGGAGGTGG